GTCCGAATGATGGTAACCGATATCGTTGGGATGAGTCTATAACTGCTTGGGTTGAAATACCGCAATCAATTAGAAAAGAAAATAATGGTTAACGATATTAAAATAGTAGTCAGTATCATTATATTTATTGCAGTAGCCATAAGCGGATTTTTTATTTACAATAAAATTTATACTCGCGGCTATGAGCAAGCACACCTAGAGTGTGTGGAGGCTAAACAACAATATGAACTAGAACTACAACAAAAAATTACACAATTGGAGGGTAGTTTAACCGCTGCTCAACAACAAGCAGCACAAAAACAGCAAAAATTAAGCAAACAAATCATTAGTATTAGTGAACAACTAAAACTGCAGCCGGTTACTATTATAAAAAACGGTGAGTGTTTACCATCACCCACTTTTGTAAATAGTATCAGCGAGGCAATTATGCGAGCCAACGAAAAATGAAAACACAAACAATACTCAGCTTTTGTCTTGTTGCCGCGCTTACAGGATGTGGAATTTTTTCTAAAAAATCTGTGGAAACACCAGCGATTGCAGCAACACAAAAACATATAGTAATAGAGCCGCAGCTATTAATTGGTTGTGAGCTATTACCACAATTGCCTCAAAATCCCACATATGAACATATAGCCCAACACTATATTACAATAATTGGACTATATGGTCAGTGTGCATTAAAACAAACAGCAAGTATAGAAACTATTCGTAAACTTGCTAACCTGGACAACCCATGAAAGAACACTTACGCTTCCGTAATATTTTTATGATTGGCGGCACCATTATTGTTATGCTGTATCTTTTTATCAGCGACCCTAATGGTGGTAATATGACCATTCCATTTTTAGCTAAGCTGGCTACACCCATTATAGCGGTATGGTTTGCACACCTTGCACGTCGTGCACTATTTGACTATGCAGATATGGAATCACTGCTGAAAAAAGCACGCGAAACTGCCACTGGCGCAGGTTTAGCTTTTGTTGGTCTTTGTATTATTATCTACGGCTTGCTTGGCCTTTTTGGCTCGCAAGTCTACGCACAACCAGTTGCTACCTATATTCCTAAGCAAGCATATGAGCACCTGCCTACTGTGCAGCAAGAAAAAGACAAGGTTTGGGCCACACACCCAAAGCCGCATACCTTGCTAGTCTAATAGAGCATGAGTCCTGCATCTCCTTAACACACAGTAAGTGTTGGAATTCACGCTCACGCCTACGTAGCGATCGTGAGGAAGGTGCAGGACTTGGTCAGATTACCAGGGCTTTTAAAGCGGATGGAAGTATTAGGTTTGATGCTCTATCAGACTTAAAACATAAGTATAATAAGGAATTATACGACTTAAACTGGCAAGTAGTTTATGACAGACCAGACCTACAAATTCGTGCATTAGCATTGATGATGCGCAATAATTATCAGTATTTTAACCGACATGTTAAAGATCCCTATCAAGCATATGCTTTTGCTGATGCCGCTTATAACGGTGGTGCTGGTGGAGTTGACCATGAGCGCAGAGCATGTAAACTGGCTAGTTGGTGTGATCCCGACAAGTGGTTTGATAACGTAGAAAAACTTTGTTTAAAATCTAAGGTGGCACTTTACGGTAATCGTAGTGCTTGTGATATTAACCGCCATCATGTAGAGGATGTAATTAACACACGTAGCAATAAGTATACAAAGTTTCTTCATTAACCTATTAAAGGGTTTGTATGGGTAATCAACCGTCTGGAAAACAAGTTCGTAAAGCTATATTACTTGAAAATAAAAATCCTATTGAAAACGGCTTTAAAGAAATTAAACCACTAAATGAAATTCAAAGTATCTACCTAGAAGCAATTAAAGAAAATGATATTGTTTTTGGCATAGGCAGTGCTGGCACTGGAAAAACTTATGTAGCTGCTAGTTATGCGGCAGGCTTATTATTTCACCGCAAAATTTCAAAAATTATCTTAACCAGACCTAATGTAGAAACTGGTCGAGGCATGGGGTTTCTACCAGGTAAAATTGATGATAAATATGCCCCCTACTTACAACCATTTGATGCAGTGTTTACAAAAACATTAGGTCGTGGATTCTACGAATATGCTGTTAAAAACAAAGACATTGATCCTAGGCCTATTGGGTTTATGCGAGGTAGTAGCTTTGAATATGCAGTTGTATTAGTAGATGAAGCGCAAAATTTAACTAAAACTGAATTAAAAATGTTATTAAGCAGAATTGGTAAAGGTTGTAAAATTATCCTAAGTGGTGATCCTAAACAAGTAGATATTTTAGACAGTGGATTAGAAGATAGCGTTCGTAGGCTTGATGGTATTCCTGGAGTTGAAATTGTTAAATTCTTAGACGAAGATATTGTACGCAGTAAAATGTGCAAACAAATTATCTTAGCATACAACGATTAATAAAAAAGCCCCTAAGTAGCAATACTTAGGGGCTTTTTTTAACCTATCATGCGTTCATCTACAGCAACATTTTCATCAATTGTATGATGAATTATTTTGCCCTCTAGTTGTGCTAGAGCTTGTTCTCGCAGTTTTTCACTTAGCGGATTACAGATCTTTCCTGGAAGTTCTTGTAGAGCTACTAAAATTACATTTGCTTCGTCTTTAGTTAGTGTAAAAGTAAATTCTTGTGACATATTATTACCTAATAGGACAGGCTCCAGTTGAGCAATCTTGATCTACAATTTCGTCAAAACTATTAGCATCGTCTAAAATGACTTGTCGTAATTGAGCTGCATAATCTTTGTAAGTACGCTCGTCTACGACTTCTTGCGGCAAGTAGAGATAGCCTAGATCTTTAGCTGTTTTTGTTGGATCAGTTCTATAGATAAAACTTACACCTACATAACAATCCCAATTATCTAAGAGCCAACTAATAATTGCTGAAATTTCACCGGGATCATAACTAATAGTAACACTAGTATTTTGTTGATTCCACGAAGTTTGTAGCAACTTATAACGTTCTAGCTGAGTAACTGCACTTTCCAAATTAACTTCTTTACCATCAACTTTATCAAATACTACGCCGTCCCAACAAACCGGAAAAGTTACTAGCACACCGCTATCGTCAACTGGATGGTTGATAACTTTATAGTTTGCATCACGCAGCTTTTCTACTACCGGATCATGCTTTGAAAACTGTACATTGTTGAAAATGTACTTGCCTAGTGGTTTGTGAACACCCTCGGTAGTATCCATGATCTTGCTTAGTGTACCACTAGGCTTTACACAAGTTACATTTTTAGGACTTGGTAACCCTAACTCTTGAGCCATTCCTACTGCAGCACTAGTTGCTGTACGTTTTAAGTATTCATAGTCGTAGCTGCCCATATCTGGACGCATTGCAATGCCAGTTAAACCTACACCGCATAGTCGTAAAAAGTAGTTATTTAAATGCCAAGACTCTTGCAAGATACCGTCCAACAAGTCAACACAAGTTTGACGATAATTGGCACGAGCAGCTAAACGAATAGCTGCATGTAGTCCAGCATTGTCGCCCTTAAACTTAGCTAAATCAGTTTCTGTTAGATTACAAAAACTCTTATTGCCTAATAGGATTTCTACACAAGGATTAGCACCTTTAAACCAAGGTGCGCGTCGTAGTGCCTCTACAGCATTAATAAATCCTGGCTCCGAACCACCAGCTTCTTGCATTAGTTGAAAAATCTTTTCTAAGTCTTCACGCTGTGGTTTTTCATTGAATACTAGCGAGTTATTACTTTGAGTACGATGTTGATTATTGTGTAACCACCAGTCTTTTTTAGCTACCGCAAACTCTTCCCATTCAGGTTGACCATAGTCAAAAAGAGCGATTTCAGCACTTCGCCGACTGCTAAGAATAGTACCAAGATGATTAACAATGTCCAGAATATCCATCCTAGTAAGTAGACTATCAGCCCTGCCATTAAGAATATTGGCAATAGCAAGATATGCAGTACTAATTGCAGTGTCACCTGAAGAAATCCATCCATAACCTTTTAACCTTTCTCCTGCGGGACGTAGTTGACTAAAATCTAAAACTAGTGTATCGGCGGGATACTTTCCAGCCATGAGTTTGCCAATACTTTTAGCCCAAGCCTCTGCACTATCACCAATTTGTAGTGTCCAAGTTTTAGTTTCTAAGTCCCAAGTTTCTGTATTGTACTCATTACCGCCTTTTTGGGTACGAGTACTACGAATGGTTTTGATATTCTTAATTGGCTTTGAAAAACCATTAAGAGTACCTACAATAGGCTTAAAGCCTACGCCACAACCTTGTAGTAATAACCATAGTACATCTACTACATCATATACAGTTTCTACATGAGTAAAGCTACAATTAAACTGACTAGCTTCACGCGTCTTGGCTACTTGTGTACCACCAAGCCATAAAGTTCTACCACTCATCAAAACTTTTCTGTCAAGCATTAGTTGTTCTAGGTCATATAGCTCTGCATATTCTTGATCATTAAGTTCGCGATTAAGTGCACGCTCCCATAGCCATGCTTGATGATCAATTACACGGGCAACTGTTTCTTGCCAAGTTTCAAATTGTTTTCCGTCGTCTGAAGTCGGCCTGTTATAGGTACGACGTGTAATTACTTGTGCTCTTGTACTAACCATATCAATCCTTGCTATACTCTTTTAAAAACGGTTTAAGATTAGGTGCTTGCCAACCTACTGGTTTAAGAACTTTGCCGTCTTCACGTTTACGCACCTTGCCAGTTTCTTTGTCAATTTTGGCAAAATTAGTACTCATAACTTCACGCCAGGCACTTTCGCCATCTGCGCCCATACTGTGAACAGCGCCAATAGTGACAACCAAGATGTCAATAAGAGCGTCTAGTGTTTCTAATTGGTCGTGATTATTTACTGCTTCAGTAAGCTCTTTAAATTCTTCTTCAATCAAACCTACATACATGGCAAATTGTTGTTGATCAAATCTGCCTGTAACTTGATCACAAGCACGCATAAAGTTTTCTTGATCTCTAAATAAATTCATTTTAATCCTTACAGTATTCTTTTAAGATTTCATCTATTTGTTTGGTATTTTCACCTAGTGCATCTTTACAAAAAGTGACCAGATCCATAAGCTGATAGTTGAGTAAAATCTTATCACCACTTTCATTTAGTGATTTAATGTACTTTAGTTTACTTTGAATAGGTAGTTCAGCTACTATATCTATTGCAGTACCGTATTCACTAACTAATTGTTGTGCACGTTTTGGCCCAATACCCTCTACACCCCGTACATTATCTCCAGTATCTCCCATTAAGCACTTTATGCTAATATAATGCTCATGTGGAAAATCATAGTGCGTATGCCAGTTATTAGCAGTAACTTCTTTGCGAGTTACATAGCTAAATCTACTTACCTTTTCACCTACTAGCAAGTCCCAATCTTTATCACTTGAAATCATCCAGATATGATCAATAGGCAATAAGTGATGAATACTAGCAATATATGCCGCAATGTCGTCAGCCTCAGTTTGCTTAAACTGTATAACTGGATAGTCAGTAGTCTCACGAATGTTGTCTAGACTGGCTTGATAATCTTCAAAGAATAATTCAAATGCAGCACGTTCAGCGTCAGTTTGTTCAGCAAATTTATCTTTGCGATTTTGTTTGTATTCAGGGTAAATTTCTTTACGATAGCTGCTTGATCCCTGATCTGCTGCAATCACGACCCACCTGGCTTTGTAACTTTTCTTTAGACTTTCTATTGTGCGCTTGTAGTCTTCAGCAAAATCTGTAGCGCCACTGTGTTTCCAGCGAAAAGCTAAGTTTAGTGCATCTACTACTATTAAGCAGTTTTCTTGTTCTGTAACTTGTTGAAATGTTTTACTCATGTTAACAGTCTTATTAGTCCTAGTGTATCAATGGAGACAAGCAGGAGGTAGTTAGCAAGCATACCAAATGAACGGCGAGACCAAGCACACCAGGCATAAATAGCACAACCAGTAATCCAAGTGGGATAAAGAGCCATAAGTGGAGGATTTGGTACTGTTCCAGCCATGACAACAGCACACCCAATACTAAGAGCCCAAGCAACCAGCTCCATAACAAACCTAATACGATTGGATTTGTAATCATTATATATCCAGTCTAGTGTTGGTTGTATTAAAATATTTTTCATTTAATATTATACTAAATATTAGCCGTTAAGTCAATACACAAATTGTGGATGTTCTAATGTTAGCCAGTCTTCTAAAAGCGCAACATAAAAACTGTGTGGTTGTCTATACACATAAAAGTGATGATAGTTTTCTGGTATACAGTAGTCACTGCTAAAAGCTACAAATACTTTACTGCGATCGTGTTTAAAAATTAACAACGGTAATTTATTAACCTGCCTAGCTTGACGAATAGTTTGTTGCCAAAATTCTAGTAATTGTGGAGTCTTAGATGTTAATACTGCGCTAGTTAAATGATCGTCTGCGTATCCTTTTGCTTCAACACAAAAAACGTTGTTGTAGTTAGGAACGTAAAGATCGCCTTTTAAACCATGTTTTTCATCTAATGCACCTGAACCAGGAACCCGCTCCCACCCTAATTTAGTGTGTTTTCTGAGAAGGTCCCTGATTACTGTTTCTGTTCTAGCGCCTTTAGCTCTAGAATCTACCATTACTTTGTAATAGTTGCATCGGTAATATCGGACATTACTACTGGAGTTTCTATAGGCTCTTGATAAACTACTGAAGGTTCTGGTAAAACTGCCTCAACATCAATACCACAAATTTCTCCAGTACAATTTTGATCAATTCTATAGATCAACTTACTACCATATACCTTTATTGTAGTAAGTTGATCTTGAGTAAGTTCGTCACCTACAAATAGTTCTGTTTCTCTACCATTAATAACTGCAGTAGCTTTGGCATTAATTACGTGTTCGATTTTATACATATTATTATCCCTCGATTTTAGAAATGTTGTTTTGTTTAACAACGTGTACCTTTTCCAATAAGGGGTGGCTGAATCCATGACTAACGAGTATTGTATTAAGAGATTCTTCTTTAAGCAAGACTTCAATTAGTTTCTCCTTACCATCTACATCTAGTGCTTCAATAGTTTCGTCTAAAATTAACAAGTTAATTCTACTTTGACTTAGACTTTGCATTAGCTTTCTAATTGCTAATAGTGTTGCCACATTAACTCTGGCTCGCTCACCCCCGCTAAGAGCTAAGATATCAATATCTATTCCATTATCGGTAATAACAACATTTAATTTGTCACTACCACTAATTTGAAAACTGATTTGAAATCTACCACCGCTCAATTCGCCTAGATATTCATTACTAATGCCTTCTAGGTCTTTAACAAGATTTTCAATTTTATACGCTACTAAACCTGTAGTACTAAAAGTTTTTACTAGTGTATTAATAGTGTTTAATTTTGCAGTTAATTGATTAGCTTTTGCAGTCCACTCACCAAGTTCTACCTCCATTTCAACTATCTGTGATTTTATCAATTCTAGTCGATTATTGTGCGTGGTTACTTCTTGATTATGTTTTTCTGCATTAACAATATCTTGTTTTATCTTTGCTATTTGCTGTTGCAAATCTTTTAATTGTTTTTGTAATTTTGCTTCATCCAATAGATTTTCGGGTAGATCTGTATCAATTAGTTGATGGTACTTTTCCCAATCTTCTTGATTGCGCTGTGCTTGTTTCCAAATAATAAGTTCATTATTATACTTTTTTATTTCCGCAGCTCTTAACTCGCTATTAAGTTTAGATATTGTAATAAGTTGATCTTGTTGTATAATCAACTTATTAGTTTTTTCTAAATCTATAGTTTGTAAACAAGTAGGACAATTACCATGTAGTGATGCCATTTTGTGTTTAAAAATTTCAGCATCTTGAATAGTTTTATCATATTCTGCTTTTTTAATCACCGCAACATCTATATCTAGTGTTGGTTTATTTGGCATATCTACTAAACTTATTTTTTCTTTTAGCTGTTTATATGTATTATTTTGCCCAATCTTTTTATTAGTTTTTTCAATATCTTGAATAGTAGTTGCTAATTTACTAGCCTCTGCAACTAGACTATCATCTAGAACTGAAACCGGAGTATACCCCTTAGGTTCAAAACTTGTTTTATTATACTTGGCAATCCACTGCTGAATAGTACCTAATTTAGCTTGAGCTTCTGTTAGGTCTTTACCTACTTCTGCAGCTGCTTGCTTAAATACTTCTCCAGCTTGTGTATACTTGCCTAGGTTTAGCAATTCAATTAAAAACTTTTTTCTAGCAGTATCAGCGCTGGTTAAAAACTCTAGGCTGCCTGCATGACTTTGATATACAATCTGTGAAAAAGTTTTGTGATCTATACCTATAAGTTGCTCTATTAGTTTATAAGTAGTAGTAGCAGTGTGTCCACTAATATCTTCTAAACCTTTGTACAATTTTACTTGTTGTTGAGCACCCCGTTTGCTTTCAATTTTATATTCACATCCGTCTTTATCTAATACTAGTTCAATTTGATATTGTTTATCTTTTATATAGCGATTTAAAATATCGCCTTTTTTAATGCCTTTGCTATTTTTGTTAAATAAAACTTCTTCTAAGATTAATGCAATGCTGCTTTTACCGTGCCCATTTTTACCCACAAGTTGAATAAGTGGACTTTGAGTAAAATCAATCTTATTATTTAAACCGTAACTAAAAGCATTAGACCACGTTAGTTGTTTTAATACTATCATAGTTCTAGTTTATCCGAATAGTTATAAAATTCTTTTAGTGTTTCAGCAACTGCTGTTTCATTAAGCTGTAGTATATACGTTAAATACTCTTTGACTTCTTCGCCCAGTGAAAGTTCTGGATCTAAAATTAGCTGAGTTTCTTGAGCACGTTTAACCACTTTTTTGTCGATTAAGTCGCTGTCCTCAAGCTGACCCAGTTCATGCAAGTCACCTTCAATTTCATAAATTGTATGGTGAAAAGCTGTCTGCGGTTTAGGGTCATGCACCCCTATGGTTTGCTTAATTAATTGTGGCAACTCAAAAGGCATCCAGATATGTGTTAAATCTTCCCTGTTTAATAAAACAGCTCCAGTGTTAACCTCATTACGGTGAAAGCTAGTAGTATAAGGGCTGCCTGGATATATAATGTTTCGCTGTGAATTTTCATAACTATGTAGATCTCCTGCTAGTACCTGTTCCCAACGATCTAGTAGAGTTAAATCTATTTCAGGCTTAACGTGGGGCGGAATTTCGCCACGAACATGAGTACACAAGATTCTTCCATCAAAAGTGTACTTTGTTGTTTCCAGTTCTTTTAATTTATTGTATGGTATAAAATCAATACGATGACGAGTATAAAAATCGTCAATGATTGATACTAGCGGATTAATACGTGTAGTTGCTCGTTTTAAATATGTTAAAAAAGTACTATCTTTTTTAAGCATCTCATGATTGCCTGGATAGACAATGCACTCTACATCAATACTAGCCATTAGGTCAAAATATAATTCAACTTCGTCCATAGTAGGAAGTCGGTCAAATATATCACCACCTAAAACTACTAGATCAGCATGCCGTTGCATTTTTTTGAATTGTTCAATAAATAACTGAAATCTGTTTTTAGCCCATTCGACTGGAACATTTTTTTGACCCAGTTTTATATGTATATCTGCTGTGAATAGTATATTCATTTTGTACCAGACAAAATAGCCCGCTAAAGTAAAGTACTCTAGCGGGCTTTGGTTTAACCTAGCTCTTTTACGGCTTCTTGATCGCTTTGAGATTGTTCTTCTTCTACACCTGCTTGTAGCTTTTCAAGTAGTGCTTTGATTTCATCGGGGTTTGCACGAGGATATTTTTCATCAATAGGCAGTGCTTTTTCTGCTAATTCCGTTTCTTGTGCAGTTAGTTTACGTGGTTTGCAACGCAGTACTTGTAGTGTATATTCTACATTATAAGCAAGCGGGCCTGTTTTTACCCGTTTAAATACTACATCCCAACCTGTTTCTGGATCGGTAGGATCACCTAGATCTTCTGCTGCTGTAAGAATTTGTTCAAATAGTTTCTTTTTAAGATTAAGAACTTTAACTTTACCCTCTTTAGGGTCAATACAGTTAACTGCATAACTCCAGCTACAGCGTAGGTCTTGATGGAACTCAGGAACCCAATCTTTTTCTAGATTGTCAAACTTTTCCTTTTCACGACTAAAGGCCAAGCATTCAATAGGAATGTCTTTGTTATTAGTACCTTTGACCCAGTAAACATAGCGTGGTAATACGCCGCCAATTAAACGAACAGTATTTTCGCCGTCTTTGTATTCATAGCTTTCAACTGAACTTTTTTGTGCGCGGCCTTTGGTTTGCTTAAAGCTTAGTGCCATTTTTAAACTTCCTCGTGTATAAATTTAATTTGTTTGTTAGCAATTATTAAAAGCGGGTTTGATTTTATATTGTTTAAATCAATGTCAGGATATAGTGTTAAGTCTACAGATTTAATCTGATAGGTTTTATATAAACCGTAATTTCTTAATGCAGCTAATCTAATGTACTGTGCTCTATATGCTGAGTCAATGCCCGTGTGTTTAAAAAACGGTTCAGGTTTTAGTAAAAAACTACTACCTGCCCGTAATCTCTGCAATGGCTTATATTTTTCATATTTGTTTTTTGGTATAGTTATGCCTTTATAGAATTTATGCAAGGCTTCAACCATATACTCAGGGTCACCTAGTGTGTCTCTGAGTAAAACATTAAAATTAAAAAATAAAGTCATTTTTAGGATTTAAGAATATATTATAGCACAATGTGCGTGGATTTACAAGTGTAAATTTTTATACCAGTTCAATGTCCCAGCCTTTACGCATATAAAATCCAAGTCTATCCCTATTTTGTTTTTTATCCATAAAACCTGAAAATTGCATATCTAATACTAGTGGAACTAGTTTATCCTCATGTTCACGTTGAATTCTGCCAACAATTTGCTCTAGTAAACTATCATTTGCAATAGGTACAGCTAAGATAACGCAACTAAGAGAATTTATGGAGATACCTTCACTAAAGATTTGTCTGCTACCAGCAATGCACATTTTTTCTTTTGTGAGCAGCTGTTGTTTAATTTGTTGACGTTGTTCAAAGTTGGTTTCACCAGTAACCAACACGCATGTTTCTCCAACATATTCTTTTACCTTTTGTAGAAATCCAACTCTATCTGCAATAACTAATACTTGATGCCCAAGCGCAACTTGAATTTTTGCTAGTCCAGCAATAAATGCCTGATAATCTTCATCTTCAGTAAGATCGTTAATTTTTTCTACCCAAGTAGCTCCAGGTTTTAATGTAATACCTGTTTGTACTAGTTTAACCTTAGGATTTAGTGTGTGTGATTGTGGCGGTTTGTAGATTTTACTGCCAAAAAAGTCAGAAAACATTATGTGTTTACCGTCTTTTCTGATCATAGTTCCACTTAGTGCTATTCTATAACGAGCATGAAAATCATCTATTAATTGTGAAAAAGTACTAGCAGGGCAATGATGTGCTTCATCTAAGATTATAGTACCAAATTCTTTTGCCAGTTTAGCACTATGTTTTATTAGAGTTTGTACATTGGCTACAGTAATAGCATGATCTTCCCAGTTCATGCTACCACCACCTATAATGCCTGCTTGCATACCAAATAACACTTCAACTTCTTCGCGCCACTGATCTCGCAATGCAGTGGTGTGTGTAACTACTAGTGTTTTTTGACCTAATTTTTTAGCTACATGCAGTGCAGTAAAAGTTTTGCCCCAACCTACTAGTGCGTTAATAAAACAAGTATCCGTAATTTCATCATAGACTACCTGTTGTGTGTCCCGTAATGCAAATTTAGGACTAGGAAAAGGTGCTGGTACTTGTGTACGTTTATCTACAATTTCATAGCCTTTGGGTATTAGGTCTAGTCTGCCCTGTGGAATACTCAAGATATTTTTAGGCAAAATTTTATAGTTTCTGATAGTTTCTACTGTACTAAACTGCTTACTGCCTGTGTCCTTGTGGATTTTATATGTAAGCGTTTTTATAATCTGCTTGGTTTCTTCTACGCCGGGATTATCCAAATAGATTCTGTTAGATATAATTGCTTTAGCCACTATACTAACCTATGCGTTGTTTTAAATGCTTCATTATAAAATCCATATAATATATGACCCAAACCCCAGCGCAGTATACCAGCATAGTACTGATCTGGTTTAGGTGCATACATACACTTAAATCGCTGTGGTAGACCTTGCACTTCTACTATAGCACCCATACCCTCAAGCGGCAAAACTTTTATAATCTTGTGCGCAGCCAGCTTGGCGCGGCTAGATTTTCTGTACTGAAATACTTTTCCGGTGTTATCAATAAACCATGTAGTTTGTTTAGCTATTTTAATTAAGTCGCCTAAAAAGTATATGGCTTGATGTATAGGAAAAAGTTTAGCGCCTACTATGGCTAATCTGCGCAGGCCTAGTGTAGTTCCCTGCACAGATTTATCATCAACAATACGCAAACCTATCTTAGTTTCTAGCGACTCCTTGTCTACATACTCTTTTGAGTAGTAGACAAGGTTTTCTTCTACAATGGGTTTATGTTCGCCCAATCTAAACACGGGCCAGCTTATCTCCAGTAAGTTCATACTGCACCTCAAAATCTCCAAAGCTGTAGTCATCGCCTACGTCTTGGTCAACACCAATAGGTGTACTTGGAATACTGCAGCCGTGATCATGCTGAGTATTTAATTTAAGTATTTGGCAGTAATTTTCAACGTGTTCGGCTTTTACTACAGCCACAATAGAGTCATGTACAAGCATAAAGATTTTTGCATCTAGGCCTTCTTGCACAATATGCCTAGCAGTACGCATAGCGGCTAATAAGTTTACATCACTGGCTAGTGATTGAACTTCGGCATTAATACCACTGCGTACTTCATGTGCTGCAATACCCTTGTCACTGCTAAACACATTAGGCAGTCTACGTTTACGGCCAAAAAATGAATAAGTAAACCCATTTTGCTCAATAAAACTTTTACGTTCATCTAGCCAGCGTTTTAGTTTGCTAAATTTAGTAAAGTACGCCTTAATATCTTCACGGGCTTGCTCTACAGGATAAACTTCGCCAGTTGCCTTACTTACTGTCTGCGAAACTTTATTAGCACCACTACCATAAAGAATACCGAATGAGATTGCTTTAGCACTTTGACGCATACTGCCGTATTCTTTTTTAACCGCCTCTACAGGACACGGCAAACTAAAAACCATTTTAGCAATTGTGCTGTGAAAATCACCACCACTACTAAAAACTTGCTGTAAGTTTTTATCGCCGCTGAGTACAGCAGCATAATACATCTCAGCAGTTGCTAAGTCTTGTGAGACTATTTTGTATCCAGCTGGTGCACGGATACAACCTTTGATGATTGGATTGTCACGTGGAATCTGCTGAGCGTTGAATTTGCCACTACTAGACAACCGGCCACTAGTGGTAAAAATAAGATTAAAATTTGTACGAATTCGCCCATCTTTGTCTAGCTCCGGTAGGATTTTTTGAATATAGGTATTTTGAATTTTACTAAGCTGTCGCACTTTTAAGATCGCACCTGGCAGCTCGTGTTCTTCAGCAAGTTGTGCTAAAACCTCAGCATCAGTTGAAATTGCACCAGTACCAGTTTTCTTGCCAGTTGGCTCTAGACCCAAGTAGTCAAACAACACTTCGCGCAATTGCATTACACTATTAGGATTAAAGATTTTGCCACTAGCTTGCTCAAACTGTTTAACTGCATCAAAACCAAATACTACTTCTTTGGCAGTTTGAATCTGTTCGTCTAAGTATAGATTAGCTCTGGCCATACGGTCTTTACAAATAGGAATACCTACTTCTTCCATATCCATTAGGAACAGTGTGCCATCCACCAGCAAGTTTTTATAAACCCAGCTAATTTTAGGGTTAGCCTGAACAAGCGGCCAAAACTTGTGAAACAGTTCGTAAGTTACTGCTGTGTCAATACTAGCATATTCACTGATAATATCAAATGGAATTAGGTCATAACTAAACTGCTCTTGTAGCAGGCCGTGCTGTGTGCAATAGTCACGTTTAAATTCATCTAGTGCACTATCATAGTCGCCGTAGTCCGTGTACTTTAGTGCTAATTGCTTTAGGCCATGACTGTCAGTTTCGTCTAGTGCATAGTGCATAACCATAGTGTCATGTACCTTGTCCCTAGGAAAATCAATAGCAAGATGGTATCTAATCATTTTATAGTCAAATTTCATATTATGAAAAATGGTATAAAATTTATTGGCAATCTTTTGTAGGAGTTGGATACATTCCTCGTCCATGCAGTCTGTGGTAATGTACCGGCCCTGTTTAGCCTTGTAGGTTAACGAGACTCCAAGTACGTATCCGTCCCGTGGGTATAGTGCAGTTGTTTCCGTGTCCCAAGCCACATAACCTTGGGCATTGTCCAAGATTTCTTGTAAATAGGCTTTAGCTTGGTTTGTGTCATCAATACCAGCAAAATCACCAGTAGTAGGTGCAGCAACACTATCATTATAATACTTGATTATCTTATCTACGGCTCGTTGAAAATCAGGCTTGCCTTCAGGTTTAAATGCCAACATAGCTGGATTTGTAATTGGCACAAACTTTTCCGCAACTAACTGACCAGCGTAGTTTGTTACACTGGTAACTTTAGCGTACTCTTTAGCAGCCTCAGCGCCTACTAGGATGATGAGATCATACGGCTTAGGGTCGAACTCTAGTGTAACGTCTTTTTTCAATAATTTTGTAATTGGCACCTGACTCATATGAAAATGTTCAAACTCAAACGGAAAATACTCCCTGTAGTTTGTACGATTAGGTGCTTTATCAATTAGGGCGACTCGTTTCATTGATTCTCCAGTAATACTTTATTATAGCGTATTTGGCTAGTAAAGTCAAGTTATTTTTTAATATATTCCGAAATGCTTTGCACATCAATCTGATCTAATTCGCCAGGATCTGTTCCGTCCGGCAATTTAATAATCTCTACTATAAACTCTAGTTCTTCAAGGGTTAGCTTTAAAGTTTCTGCTGCTTTTTCACCAGCACTATCGCCATCAAACAAAATATATATGTGCGTAACGCCTTGTACCTTATAAGGAAATAATTTTAACTTTGTATCTGCTTGTAGGGTATTTGTACCAAAGGTACACGCAACATTTTTTAAACCCTTGTCGTATAAGTTTAGCATATCAAATATTCCTTCCACTAATACCAAGCTTTTATGTCCGCTGGGTATTTGTGGAGGAAATAGTGGAATTTGCACTTTACTAGGATAATTAATATATCTAGGATTACCATTGCTCAGTGTATGCCTAGCAACATAAACTACGGTTTTACCAGTTATATCTTTTATAGGAAATATAATTCTGTCTTGTAGTTTTTCTACTTGGTGTGTGTAAAAAGCTTCAAAGTGCTTTAGTGTTTGCTGACTAATTCCACGAAAAGTTTTAGTATAGGGTGTAGCACCCGCAGGAAGATCTAATCCTACTGCCTGAGTTTTTAAATCTTGCAGTTTTTCTTTTAGTTTAGCTATTTTTATAGGTATAGGATTGGTAAAAACCCCATAATATTTAAATATATTGGTTTTAAAACCACAACTAAAACAGTGTGCTATTCCACTTATGCGATCTACACGAAAACTAGGATTTGTATCCGGGTGCTCTGGATTTAAACATTTGATTAAGTAATCTCGACCGGACACCTGGAATTGCAATCCGTTTTTTTGAATCAAGTCTAAAACGGGATCCATCTCTATGCGTTCCAAGGTAAATCAGTTGCGAGTTCTTGTGTTTGATTATCTTTTTTGCCCCCTGTTTTTTTAACAGGTTCTTTTTTAGATGGTTGATCAATACTTTGGGGGGATATTCTGAGTGTGTCCCAATCAATAGGGCAAGTAAATGCCATCTCTTTTCCCCCACGAATCTTTGTTGTTTCAAAACTAATTGCTTGTACGTCTTTTTCATGTGCTTCCATTACTAGCGCTATATCTGCTGCGTCTAAGATACCTTTAGCAAATCTTGCCTCACCACTAGCGTCAATTTGATATGGACTTACTATTACTACTTCGTATTTTCTGGCTAAGTTTTTTAATTTCTTTGAAACCTCAATCTGGGGTTGCCAGTCATACTGACTATTGCCTTCTATAACAATCTGATTAATATAATCTACTACTACAACTGCTAGTTTATCGCCAAATTTTGCTTTAGTTTTACCAATATGCAGGTCAATAGCCCCTAGGGTCAAGTCTCTGTCATCAACAATAATCATCTGATTATCAGGCTTTAGTTTAAAATTTCTAATTAGTGTTTCTTCAAATTTAAATCTGTCACGATGTCGTAAAAACTCGTCTACTAAGCACTCTGCACCATCAAACATCTGTGATCTAACTTTAACTACTTGTAGCAATTCTTGATCTGTTAATCTATTTTGTTTTAAGTTTTGCAAGTTTACGTTAGCTAAGATTGCTAAGTTTCGTTGCATAGTCTCGTAAGCAGTCATCTCAATAGAAAAGTAAAGGCTACTATTTCCAGCCTGATACTGATTAACAAAAATATTGCTACTAGTAATACTTTTACCGCTACCTCGTTTACCCCCAATAAGAATAAGTTCTTGCCTAGCAACGCCGCCAAGAACAGCGTCAAAAGTATTGTTAAGGCCAAGATACACACGTTCTTTTTCCAAATCTTCTGGATGTTGAAACATCAACATATCAGCCATTGTAAAAACTTTTTCGCTAGTATGTGTTTTTTCTTCAATTGTAAGCGCAATTGTAGCTAAATTTTCTTTTATTTCATTGGAGTCGTAAAGCGGCAGTTTGTCTACAAATTTATCCAGTAATTTTACTGTTTCATTTTGTGTATAACTATCAATAAGTGCATCAAGTGCTATTTCTGCACTTACATCTGGTATTTCAGTTAGCTTTAGCGTTGCTAGAGTTTTTGCTGCCGGACCTTCTCGCAGTGTAAGTTCTAAGTCATCAAAATTTGGTATAGCATTGTATTTTTCATAATGCTTATTGATAACACTGTACAAGGACGAGTAAGCCGGATCTAAAAATACCAGCTTCAGCTTTGCCCAAATATCCAGGCTTTGCTCTTGAAGCAGTTTATTTAAGACTACGGCTGAAACATCCATGTTAACCTACCTTAGATTCATTATCTATAAATACTTGGTCTACAATTTCTGTTACTTTATAAATAACTTGATCACGCAAGCGTTTAATGTCTTGCTGATAGCTGCTGCCTTTATCAAATAGCATGCTTAATTGTTCATGCGTAATAAGCTGCTGTAAACCAAAATAGATATGATCATAGGCCATTGTAGAATCAGGCATTACTTTAACCTGAGCTAAACGGCCATAGTTATGAACTGCTTGCTTTACTACTTCTTCCACAGTAAACGACTCTGAGTCGTGATAGGTAATTGTAACTTTCATTTACTGGTTTCCAAAGTAAAAAAGGCTGGGAGCCTATAAAAAACTCCCAGCCTTATTGCTTAACAACTATTAAGCAGCAGCTTTTGCTTCTGCTTTGGCTTTTTTATCAGCGCCTTTATAGTCAGCAACGTTGATGCCACGACGGGTAAGTAGCGTACGAAGACCGCGCTCTGTTTTGTCAACTGCAGCTGCAATTTCTGCTACAGTCATACTGGCAATACGCTCGCCAAGGGCTACAACAGGATCAACCTGATCTTTAGCGTGTGATTCGCGCTGTGCAGGAATCTTTGCAATTTGGCCTTTGCGTGTAAGGCTAAGTGCCTTGCCACGAACTGAAGCAACAGTTTTACCAAGAGCTTGAGCAATATCTTCGATAAACTGCCCGCGCTCAGCCATTTGTACAAATTTTGCTTCTTCGGCTTCTGTGTATGTGCGAGCAACTTCTACTTTTTCAGCAGGCTTTACTGAACCAGTTAGTTCAAGTGCAAGTAGTTTACCCTGAATTTGTTTAGCACTAAATTTGCCACTAGCAAATGTTTCGGCGATTTGCTTATAAGTAAACACGCCAGCGTTATTAGTAACAAAGTTAAATAGTGAATGGCTTTCTTCATCGCTAAATGCGCTGACCTTTTCTTTAGCCATACTAACAACTTCGCGATCAAGTTGACGTAGTTTAGCAGCTACACTACGGGTGGAGATTTCCAGCGATTCAGCAGCCGCTTCGACTTTTTGAACCGACACAGGGGATTGATTTCCAACGATTTTTAGTAGTTCTGCTACGGCTTCGTCAGACCATTTTTTAAGTTTTTCAGTCATATGTTTTCTCTTGTAAAAATTGTGATAAGTTTTCGATGATTGTAATACCAAGCTGATCGGCTTTAGTACGTTTTGAGCTGCCTTTATTATCTTCATCAACTAAATAATTGGTTTGTTTGGTTACAGATTCAGTAACCTTAAATCCCATATTTTCTAGTGCTTTAGTGGCTTCCGCCTTAGTTTTAAATGAAGTTAGTTTACCAGTTATACAAACGGTTTTGCCGATTACATTGGCTACTGGTTTATTATCTGCCGTAAAGGAGAATGGCAAGAACTCCCTCATTTCCTGAAAATCTGTCTCTAGCCATGAGATTAGATTATTAGTAACTTTTTCTCCTAAACCTGCTTGTTTACACTGCTCCGGGGTAATCTCATCAATGTTGTTGACTACTTTTGCGAGTTTTTGTGCAGCTGTATTGCCTACTAGCGGAATACTAAAAGCAGGTAGGATGGTTGCTAAATCACTGTTGCGAGACTTATCAATTTCATCTAACAATTTTACTGCAATTTTTTCACTACCTAAAGATTCAATAATTTGATCTAGTTCGAGATAGTAAATCTCAGTAACATCAGTTAGCTGAAGTTTCTCTAGTGTTTTAGCACCCATACCCTTGATGCCCAGTGTTTTACAAAAATGCTCTAACTTTTTACCCAGCTGTGCGCTACAGGCTTGATTACGACAAAAAAGTTGGTCGTTAACAAGCTCTAGGGTATAGTCGCAACACGGACAAGTAGTTGGAATTTTGATTTTCATTGGGCGTTTTTCAAATTCAATAATGTATTATACAGTATAAGATGCTGTTTTGCAAGTCTAAATTTTCTATGCCTCTACCTTGTGCAATACGCAGGGAATAATTTCTCCTGCCCTGATAATAGCAACGGTATCTCCAATTTCCAGACCTAGGGCTTCAATGAATCCTGGGTTGTTAAGGGTAGCTCGGCTTACCATAGCATCACCTACTAGCACAGGCTCAAGGATTGCTACTGGCGTTACTTTACCAGACTTACCCACTTGCCACTCAACATCCAGCAATTTAGTTTCTACATGGGCAGCACGCTCTTTGCGAGCATAGGCACCACGAGGATGTTTACTAGTATAGCCCAACTCTTCAAACTGGTGATTGTTATTGAGTCGAAAGACTACACCATCTGTGGGATAGATTTTTTCTAAGTCAGTTTCTTGAACCGTATTAAAACCAAACTGCTTAAGCATACGCATATCTGCATCATAGGTTTGACCAACAAATGGCTGAACACCGTATGCAAAGAAAGTAATTGCACGAGTGGAGAATTCACTAGTATCCTTAAGGTTAAGGGCACCAGCAGCATAGTTACGAGCATTGGCAATATGACTTGGAGCTACAATTTCACCAGTAACTTGTAGTACGCCAGTATACCTAATAAAGTGCGGAACTAGACTAGTGCTACTAAGCAGCTTGTCAGTAATTACTTGACCCTCTACTCCATCACCACGAGTCAATGCTTGCACTAGCTGACCGTCTACATATAGCAGGCTGATAGCAGCGCCGTCTAGTTTAACGCTCATGGTAACATCGCCCATGCCTGCTAAAGGATTAGGCTTGCCTTCATCCTCATAGTGCTTTTGCAGAGAATACATAGGATAGTAGTGCTTGCACTTAGTGCCTACAGCTTGTGCGCCTACGGCTGAATACTTTGCAGTTTCAGCTAGGCGATCAAACTGTTCGTCACTAATAATAGGAAAGCCTGTGTAGTAGGCTTGACTTGCTGCATCTAAATACTGTTTAATACTCATAGACCTTCCACAAATTCACACAAAAGTTCATTGTGACGACCACTATGCCAGCCTTCTAGTTCATCAAGATCATACCACCACTCTTCGCTTTCTGGATGACAGCCAATCAAACCTACACGATTTTGATAAACTGCCATTGCATCGCCATTGTCATAGGTAGCAACAATATCAGTAAAGGCTAAGTTACCAACAAAAGCACAACCATCGTAGAAATACATATCTTCTTCCTGACCATTCCAGTTTACGCGAGCAATGGTAGGCTCATCAGTAGTTACATCTGCATCTAGTTGCGTAATATACTGTACTGGCTCAATGCCGTGAAGAATGTCAAAATAGTAGCTACCTGCCCAGTATGCTCCCATACAAATGCCTAAGTATCTGCCACCATCGCTAACAAAGTTTCTAACTGCGTCAACGTGATCCGTATCAAAGATTTCGTCAAACTGGTCACTATCGCCAATGCCCCCAGGAAATGCTAGTACGTCTACGGTTGACAAAAATTTAGGGTCAAGGTCCTCAATGCCAAATAACTTTACTTTAAACTTGTGCTCTAGTGCAGCTTCCATAGCTAGTGCACACTCAACTTCACACACAGGATCATGAACAAAAATAGCAACAGTTTCTTTCATAATATTTCCTCAGTAGATATAATATATTATAGCAGATTAAATCAGTAAAATCAAGTAGATTTTTCTAGTAACTGGCGTGCATAGGTTTCAATAATTTCATGACCCTCAGCAGTACTACAAATATCAAATAGTCCGTCTAGCAAACTATAAATGTTTTGTAGTGATGCAGGAATACTTACGCCCTCACGACTAGGAATCCACTCACCCTCATAGCTTAGAAAATATTTTCTAAGTTGTAGATAAGTAATTTCCTTAAAATCATTAACTACTAGTCTAATCTGAAAACCTTTGTCTAGATTTTCCTCTATTAGTTTTTCATATAGTATATTTGAGTCCATTAGACTTTAACCCCTAGTTCGCGTAAATGTTTAAGGCTTGCTAATTCACACGCAGGTTGATACGCGCTTTGCAACCAACGTTCACTAAGAAGCCACACTCTGTAAATCCAACCATAGTCTGGGTGTGTTTGCTCTGCTTGTATTTTACACATGGAATCGTACCTGGCACTATATACCACTTCGCCTACAGCAAATTTATCCTGCATTGCGCCTTCAGGAATTAACTCAGGTTTAAAATAGTCTGGGCTGCTTTTACGAACAGGAACATTATACCGCTCTAATACTTGCTTAATAAGTTGCGTACCGCGGTAAGTATTTTGACTAATTTCACTTATGGTTTCTCCGCTAAGATAGCTTTGAATTATAAATTGTACTTCGTCTAGTGTAACAGGCTTACCGCGTTTTTCAGCCCTGCGTTTAGCAGTCTTTTCTTTGCGATCTTTGTATGTTTGAATGATCTGATCAAGCCTGGTAGTATTATAGCTCATGCCCAAGATTTGACAAGCATCTTTTTTTGTAATAGGTTTAACGCCCTGCTCTTTGGGTTCAAGCAGATCAATGACTCGCTCAATATTAGCATCAGTCATACGTTCTTGTTCAAGCTCTGTGCGTTTACGAGCCATAATTACTCCACAAATAAGAAAAGGCAGCACTAGGCTGCCTGTTTTTATGCTTTAAGTACACTCAAAAAGTAAACTGCTGCTTTGCCAGTCAACTTGCTTAGAATATCGTCATCTACTGGACCACCTTTAGCTTCAATTGCCGCTTTAAGATCAGCAATGCTAGACTCTTTGCTTACACGCTTAGGTGCATCACCAGCAGGCTTTTTATCACCAGCGGGCTTAGCTGTGGCGTCTTTTTTAACATAAACACCTGCTTGAACCAAAACCATACGAACGCCGTTAGGCGAAGCTTCGATTTCTTCTGCAATGTCTTTGATAATTTCAGTACTGGATTCAGGCGTTGGCTCTGCCTCCTGATACATTTTAATTACATTAGCTTTGAGTTCGTCATTCCATTGTGTCATTATATTTCCTTAGATAAGTTCGGTAATTACATTGGTCATTTTACTGGGAGTAAACTGACGATAGTTATGTTTTAGATCGTGTTTAGCTACAAGCTGCATTGTTTCTTCGTGTTGACGATTTTTTAATTCCCGCATTTCACGAGTAAATGCTTCAAATTCTACTTCAGGCAACTCACTAACATCAATACCTGCTACAAGTTGTGTAGGTTCTTGAGTGACAACTAGAGCACGCTCGCTTTGATCACCATTGGCTTTTGTGTACATAAATTGCATAAACTTCATTTGCATTCCTTTATTGCGACAGAAATAATATTATATCAATACTTGACTAAAGATTCAAGTTTATTTTTCTCTGACCGCTTTTGTAATGCCTAAAAATGCACCACTAAAAAGCGGCGGAAATACTAGCAACCAAACTACTGCTGGGGCCAGTACTGTGTTTACTATAAAAAAGATAAACAAACTTAGTAGTGGTGATCTAGTAAAATCGTTATCTATTCCATCCTTTCTAGCGTGTGCAATAATAGGCCAAAAAAGCTCATAAATAAGCGTTAGTGATGTTGCTAAGCAAAATATTGCGTAGTATTCAAATGCCCCCATGCAACCTATCCCCCAACTTAAAGCTAACTTTTAAATCGCCTAGAGTTTTAGGGTTAAAGGTTGAACGTAAACTAGCTAAAGTTTGATCAGCTATTTTTTGATTTGAACTAAAAATATCGTGTGGACAGCTACCACATACTTGTCGCATTAGCTGAGCAATCTTAATCTTTGTTTTATTCCAGGGGTTAGTTTTAGGAGTTTTTCTGCGATAAGTAATGTTTTTTATAGCTAACTCAATTTGTTTTGCATTGCCAGGATTTTTTTGTAATGCCCGCAACAATTTACGCTCACGATTTGCTTTCCAAGTTTGTTTACTCTTGTAAAGATCGTACTGCGCTTGTTTACCCTTACTAGACGATTTCGCCATAATTATATAGTCCAGTTATTATATAGTAATCATTATTGGTGTGTTTTGTAATCCTAACACAACCTGCTTCTTCTAAGTACTCTAAAAAGTTAAATGCACTTGTATAAGTTTTTAAATTAATGCCATATTTTAGCAATACTTGATTGACTTCAAACAGGTAGTCAAGAGTAATATCTTGACTACCAGTACCTAGTTCAAATAACAGTTCCTTGATAGGATTATCAATCTTCAAAGATAATGGACTCTTCGTGGTCGTCATTTTCTAGATTTGCTTTTAGTTCTTCGGCTTCTTCAAGTTGATGGTGAATACCATAGCAACGTTGAAGTGCTTCAATAAATGCAGGAACAGATTCAATGTCAATAGGAACGCTACGCTCACAACCATCAAAAACCCTGACTTCGTTAAGACCGCCTGGATTGCTACCAAACTCTACACCATAGTAAAAGTAGTAATCTGGCTCGCTAGAGGTATAAAACATACCGTCATCATCAAGTACTGTGTCTCGTTCTTGTGATCCAAAATAAATTTTCATGTGCTTGGTCCTTTTTAAAAACAATTTTCGAGAACAAATATTATAGCAAATTAAATTGTGTTTTTCAAGAAAATAATTTTTGTGGTGGCAGGGATACTAGGGCTCGAACCTAGAATAACGAAATCAAAATCCGTGGTGTTACCATTACACTATATCCCAACATTTGGCTCCCCAGCGTGGGATCGAACCACGGACCAACAGATTAACAGTCTGCTGCTCTACCGCTGAGCTACTAGGGAATTTTGGTGGGCCCAACAGGACTCGAACCTGTGACCAACGGATTATGAGTCCGCTGCTCTAACCAACTGAGCTATAGGCCCAGAATAAAAAGTCCCCAGCAGTGCTCATCAGCACACATCTGGGGACACAAACTTAATCGTCGTTGCTGTCGTCTAGTTCCATAAATACGTCTACTAAAACATCTCGGTATGGTTGATCAACCATGTGCAAGTCTAGCAAGTAAGTATCTAGGTGACAATTGCGTAATAGCTGAGCATGATACATAAATTGACCATAAGCTTCTAAGTCTTGACTAATACTTTGATTGGCATAGTCTTCAATAGCTTGTGCAACCATGTCTAGTAGTGGTTCTGGCATTTGAGATTTAGTAGCGACTCTAACTAATTTTAGGGCTTTGCCTTCACGATCACGCATAATCTGATTACGTTTAGCTTCTGCCCAAGTCTGGCCCCCGTCACCGCCCCATAAATCCCAAGCTACTCGGCCTTTGCTAGGAAATCCCTCTTCACCACTGTTAAATCCTGTGGCACGCTTGTCAACTTCATGACGACTAAAAAAGCTATGCATTCGCAATACAACACTAGCACTTAGTGGCTCACGATTTTTAAGTTGATTGGCACGAGCCAAGCCTACCAGCGTACCACCCGGGTTGCCTTCCTCATGCCACACTAATGCACGTTTAGCCGCACTTGCCATGCCGCTAGTGGGAGTATAAGTTTCTGCCATAATAACCTCTATGGATTAGCTAGGAAAAATGCAAAGGCAAATCCCAGCGGTGTCATTGATCGTAATTCTTTAGTCTTTTCCGATTTACCACCCAACTTCATTATCCACGAATTAGGGTCAGGCTCGACTGGACACTTAGGCAAATCACGATTAAACTTGCCCCATAATCCAGTTTTCTTGGTATAGGCATCACCAAACCAGTGTGGCTGAAAATACCAGGGTTCACCTAATTCAGGACGCAATTTATGCAGTCTGCCAACTGGATTTTCCAATGCCCAAAATTGTGGGTTGTAGTAGTCTACCATTTGCAAAACTTTGTCTACTAGCTTTAAGCTTTGGTCAGTTCTGCCGTCTAGGTCTTTTTGTTTCCAGTATTGTGCACCACTGCCTGCAAAGTCTGTACATGGCGGAGCAGCTAAGATGCCGTGTATTTGATTGGGTAAATCTCTGGCTGATAGCTCTAGTATGTCAATACCGTATTTAATATCTACTTGTAGAACATTGTAACCGGCTTCTTTGTAATATTTAGGCCAATTACCGCTGTAGTCGAACAATGACAAAATCGTTTTCATAATATAGTCTCTGCATTACGTCAAGTCGTTGTTCGTCTGTATAGACTTGCCAGTCTGTGATTTCTTGCACTGTTCTGTGACAACCTACACATTGCTGTAGTTTAGGGTCAATTCGGCAAATTTGCTGACAAGGAGTCATCATGTTCTTTACGCTTAGCCTCACAAAGTGTTTCTACACGATTGCTTACTTCTTCACTGTGTAACCACAAGTCTTTGTTTTCTAGCAAGCTGTCAATTTCCTTGCTAGTTAAAAAATCTTTGTAAATGTGTTGTAGGAATTGTCTAGACCACTCACGTTCAAAAACTGCTTGATCATAGATTTCACCACCCTTACCAAAGATTCCACCACTGTAGTTGTGAAACATAAATAAACTATGTGGAGTTACCTCAAACACATCGGCACATAAAAAGATCATTGTAGCAGCACTCATACAGCTGCCTTCAACACTACATACTACAGTAGCCGGTGTTTCAGCAAGTACGCGCATAAATTGTATTGCAGTGTTTAGGTCACCACCGCAACTATTGATATAAATTTTTACTACGTCTTGGTCACTAGCACTACGAATAGTATTAAACCATTCAATGTAATCCTCAGGACCAGTAATTAAACCACTTAAGTAAAATTCGTAAAGTGCACTAGTACATTTACGAAACCCACGACTAATACCAGTGTCGAGGACAAAATCATCATCTGTTGCGTTTTTAGTCATAGGAGTATTGTATAAAAAAGCCCCCCTTGGTTACAAGGCGGGGGCAGACCTCGGCACTAGCTTAAGCGGCTAGGGCAAATACCTCATCGTTGGCATTTATATAGTTTGCTTCTTTTGCGGAGATCGCCTACCGAGTTGTCCACTTGCATACTTATCACACTGTCGAAACCATGACTGGCCCATCAAAAGCACACCACACTTACAGAGGTAACACGTACCATGGCTATGCATCGCCTTAGTGTGCTTTTGGTGGACCAGGTGGGAGTCGAACCCACGTCCAGCGCGCCTTTCGGCTCGTTTCATACAACCATATAAAAATACTCTAGTTTGGATTCAAACCTTGTCCTAGTATTGTCTACTTGCGTGTCTCACCACACCGACCAGAATATTTTTATATGGTGCCCCTTGACAGAATCGAACTGCCAATTGATGATTACAAATCAACTGTTATACCATTTAACTAAAAGGGCTACCCGTTTACAACTGTTTGCTGTGAACCAAGTCCTCAAACATTTTTTGAAGAATCTCAAACTTGACCTGGTACATCGTAAACAGACCAAGCAGGAGATTCTGCATTTCGTCTTCTGTTGTTTCGCGCAAGTCTTGGAGATGGTAGATGGTTTTAATATCATCTACCACACCCCAGCAGTTCATCATTTGTTGCTCAAAATCAAATCGATTTGGTTTTTGCATAATTTTGTTTTGTGAAATTTCCCAGTGAATAAGTATTATACCCTAATCATTAGCAAATTTCAAGACAAAAATTTTTGGCTATTTGCAGTTTGGTAATTCGCAGATTTTTGTAATTAGGTGCGCACGATCAGTTAAAAATGTGCGATAACTTTGTCCGCCATTTTTAACAAAACTAGTAGCCGATTCAATTAAATCGTCTAGGGATTCTACTGCACTTGCAATTGCAGTAGCTTGTGTAGGATTTAAGGTAGATAGGTCGTAATTAAACATTTTTGATTAAAGAGATAGTAGGGTATCAGAACTATTTGTAGCAATAGACTGCCATTCAGTGCCGTCAAATATAAGCATTAAGGATTTATTAGTGCTTAATTTTTGTGAACTAGATCCGTCTATTTTTTGGCTAGCAGTACCAGTTACGGTAATTTCGCCATTTTCTTGATTTTTTACAACATATACTTTACCAGTTACACCTTTAGGAAGTGTTACGGTAATTTCTTTTTTAATTGCGCCAATATAGTAATCATTGGCAGTAGGTGTATAATTTGCTGTAATTATTTTTACTGCAAATAAATCGCTACTATTAGTAGCACTTAATACTCCTTGTGGAGTAATTGATAGGCCACTACCTATTTGTACAACACCTAGTTGTGCAGTAGTGGCAACATCAGCATCTAATACAACAGGAATTATAGCCTGTGTTGAAGGAGCGGGCGTTTGTTTAAGCGCCCGTCCTGCAAGAGTAGATGCTGGGGGTCTGGTATAACTCATACTAACCCCCGGTTAATTAAACTGCGTTCCAGTTTGTTCCGCGGAAAATTAGCGTTACACTACCAGCAGTAGCTGCTAAAATTGAAAAGTTTGCTGCATTTTCAATTGTTTGTGCACCGTTAGGCACAATTGTAATGTCACTAGTATTAGTAGCCTCAGATTTAATTACCACTTCACGACCATCTACGCCAGCCGTAAGATTAATGGTAATACCAGCACCAGTTCCTACAACACCAAGATAGTAGTTAGGTGTTGGGCCAGCACTGTCCAAGGTATAGGGACTAGCTGCGTTGTTTACTAGGTGAGTATTTACTTGACCATTAGGTGCAACCGAAATTACACCATTGGTTACTGAAATACCTGTACCGATTTCAACCACACCATACGTGGTGGGCGATGCTAAGGGAGAATTAAAAGCCATTTTATTATCCTTATTATTAGGCTATTATAACTGAATGATAGTGCATCTAACACTAGGTGTTACAGGCCGTACAGGAGCTGCTTGTACGGGAACTGTTAGTAATCGCATAGCAGTATCTGCACTAGACCATGCTATTTGCATTTGATCTCCTGCAGTTAATGCTAAGGTAAAGTTCCAGTTTGCTACTAGCACACCAATAGTACCAATCACAACACTTTGTGAGTTTGTATCTGGATAATTTACACCGTTACGTCGTAACCAAAAATCTATTAAGTCATTGCCACCGTCTGTTTTATCAACCTGCGCAGTAAATTGAAAATTATAGTTAGCGGTTTTGCTAACAGTAATTTGAGTTCCGGCCACAAGTGTAATGCCTACGTTGATGGCTGCGTTATTAAATGTTACAATATTTTGTGTATTAGCTACAGGATTTGTTTGCGTTTGTGTACTATAAAAATATGCTTGATTAAATAATCCAACGGGCTGATTTGATACTACACCATCGGTAACTTGCAGACCACTACCAACACGCATTGCACCATAGCTAGTAGTAGTTGCTAGTGGCTGATTGTAACTCATGTTACATTCCACTCAATTCCATTGTAGATTAAACCAATAGAACCCCAAGGCGAATCAATTATGTAGCTTGCCTGACCATCAATGGTACTAGCAAGCGCAACCACCGTAATCGGGTTGGCCAGTGCATCGCCCTGGCTATCTTTGATAATAAATATTTTACCAGTAGTACCCACTGGTAAGGTAATTGTAGCGGCACCATCAAAAATTACTCCAATAAAGTAGTCAGTGTTACTAGCAGCATAAGTTGCCGAATCTACTAATGTAACCGGCAAGTTCGCCAGTGAACCAGGGGGACCCTGTGTTCCAGGCGGGCCTGCGGGGCCTTCGGGTCCTGCTGGGCCTTGAGGCCCGGGCGGGCCCGGTGGTCCAGGTAGTCCTCCTGGAGCATAATTAATAAATACATCGTCTTCTGGAAACGGTGGAGGACACCAACCCGGAACTACTGGAGGCGGTGGAGCTATGTAGGGAACCATAGGAAAACCAAAAGGCATTCCTTGTCGTTGTCGTTGATTCATTTTGTAATCCCTATAAAAAAGCCCCCACAGCTTTTGGCTCTGGGGGCTGTATACCTAGTTCAGGATTACCGAATGTTTGTATTTGTGTTAGCTGGATTAGCAGTAAGTGTTCCGCTACCAACATTAATTGCTTCATTAGTACTACGAATGCTCTGGCTGAGGCCCCAGATTGCATTGTACAACTGGCCGTACTGTTGTTGTTGCTGGCTCTGTTGTTGCATTTGATTAACGGTAGTAGTTGTATTAACTTCAATACCGCGCGCACGCTCAGCATTTTCAAAACGATTTTGCAGGGCAATAACTGCTGCATTAGCGTCTGTAAGTTGACGATTAAGTGTAGCCTCATACTGCTGAGTAATCAGTGCACGAGTCTTATCACCATCATTGTTAATAAACGACTGAGTTTGGTTAAAACCAGTTAACAAGTTTGTGTTAACTGTGTTAAGTTGCTGCATTAATGCCATAGCAGTACCATTGACTGCTTCTTTAACGCCATCAACACGAGTGGCTAATGAGCCTGTTGCAGCATTAAACTGATTGGTAATACCAATAGTTTGATTAGCCTGACTAGCTTCCATTGCAGCTGTACCAACTGCAACTGCTTTGTCAACTTGACCAATTGATTGCATAAGTTGCATATTAGCTGTTGATTGCTCAGGTGGAATGCGTCCAGCACCTAGTCCAACTGCATCGGTTCCATTATTACCAAATAGTCCGCCATTACCTTGACGTAACAAACTGCCTAGGATAAGACCACCAATAAGGCCACCACCACCGCCAAAACCTAGTCCACCGTCGCCACCACCCATCATCATTGTACCTGGGCTTAAAACTTCTGCCATAATATTCCCCTTGTTATTATTATTTTTAGGGTTTAAAATAGCAAGTAATACTGGCAAGTATTACCCGCCTGTTAGCTAACTGCTGTAGTCAGCTTTATTTTTATAACTTTTAATATTATACAGCGTTGGGCACTAAAAGTCAATACTCTAATTTTTTTACCAAAATTACACGTACTTTTGTGCGAATATTTTCTTAAAAATTACAATTTTATTTCTATACGACAAAACTTGTCACATTACTAGTCATAAATTGAACGGACAAAATAAAAGCGGCAAGGGGTTAGCTTGCCGCTTCATATTACTCTACTAAAAAGTATTCGTCTTTGTGGCATCCGCATTCGGGGCACAAGTAGAACTGTGGTAACTCGTCCCACTTGCCATCTGTTGCCTCGTCATGTACATTACCACAAACTTCGCATTCATATTTGTTCATTGTATTATCTCAATAGCCGTTACGAAAATCCATGCCGCGCTGGTAACGATCCCAGTTACGCATACGAGACTCTAGTTCCATAATATCTTTAGGGTCGCAATCACGGATATAGTCGTTAAGATCATAAGGTTTAAACATTTGCTGTAGGTTACGCCACAATTCACTTAGCATTGTTGACAAACCCGTATAGTTTTTGTGCCTCGCTGACTACATCTTCAAAAGTATACATTTTAGGCATATACTTTTGATAGTCTTGTTGAATAGCTTGGCCTGTTTTAATCAGTTGCGAAAAACTTTCTTTGGCAAAGTCGCAGTTGATTTCATGTTGACGCTTTAAATGGTCTGTGGCCATCTCCAGCAATTTTGTTCGTAATTCAAAGGGATTCATATTATATCCTTGTGTGTGTTGTGTATGCAAATAATTAAGGCTTATTCGCTTTTGCCTAAGCGACCCATGTCGCCGTCGTGTGTGACACCGCCGCGATCAACAATGTTGATTTGCATTGTTTCTGCGCCGCCAAGTGTAACATCACTGGAGTCTCGCCCTGTTTTAGGATCGATTTGATCGGCTTGGCCTTCTTCAAAAGGTGTACCCATAGGCTGTGCGTTTTCAGGTGCTAAAGGGTTTTTCATATTAGTCCTGTACATCAGGTATATCGCCAACTTCAGTTGGTCCAACATCATTGCCTGCACGCGCAGTATCAACATTAACCATTTCTGAACTAACACCACTATCACTAAATCCTTCTGTAGCTGTGTAAGTAGCTCCAGCAGGGTTTGGCATTTGTGCGTTAGGAGTTTGTGTCATATAATCAGGCACGCCTTCAGTGCTAAAACCTGCTTGTGGTTTTACTGCAGGTTTGCTGACTGGGGGTTGCATATCAAAAGTTGTAGCCATAATTTTTTCCTTGTAAGTTTAACCTAAATCTGCAATTTTGGTTAGGGTTTTTAATTTGTGGCCTACAATAGTATCTGTAGGCACGTACTTGTCGCCTTGTTTGGTGTACACTCTAACAAGTGCACCAGGATCTTCGGGGGTACCAGTAATCTTAAAACTACTATTAGGTACTTGTTCACTGCCACTAGTAATTACTTTGGTAATCTTACCGCGGGCAGTACCGCCACTGCTGTTCCAACTTACGCTATCACCGCGCTTTAAGTCACTGGCCTTTTCAATAATTTTATCTAGTGCAGCAATATACTCACTAAGTTTTTGCGTATAATGATCCATGATCTTACTTCATTGGATATGTAGGGTACAGGCCTTTGCAGGCGGTACACTGACAAGTTGGATCATGAAATGGGTTTATTGGTAGTGCAGGTTGAACTGGTTGTACTGGTGTCATGTCTTTTCCTTCGGGAATTGGACCGTGTGGCCCAGGCTCAACAATATTAATTCCGTTTGGGCCAACGGGTTTCTTTTTTGGCTTTTTACTATCCACAACAGGCTCCTTTAAGTTTGGATTGTTAATGTGAATAGCTGCCGCTGCTGCCTCACATTTAGCTAGTGTATCAAATTGGCAGTTGCCATGCTGGCCATATTTATATTTACCATTACTGCATTGCATACATGGCATCATGCTCTCCTAGGTATGTTCTATGATTTTAATTGGTGTAGCACTAATAGCACTGCAACATATTTCACAGGGCTTGGCTAGGGTAGGATTGCCACTAGCGTCATATCTAGTAACAAATATTCTGTGTGCACGCGCAATGTCTGCGCAGCGGGTAATGGCTGCAATTTCTGCGTGTAAGTAAATATGATGTTCTTTACCAACACGTTTAGCGTGCTTAGCTTGGACAGGATGTGATTTTACATAACTGTTTTGTCCAACGCTAAGCACGCGCCCACGTTTGTCGTATATAATTGCTGTTACTTGTTGTCGTTTGCTGCTCATATTCTTTTTAGTGGCAGAGAGTGTGGGATTCGAACCCACGGTACACATCACTGCATACGACGGTTTAGCAAACCGCTGCCTTCGGCCACTCAGCCAACTCTCTATTTCAATAAGTCTTGTAGTCTAACAATAACCATTCTACTAGTTATTTTTTTACTGCACTCAAAATGTCTGGCAGTATCCTTGTGGTCAGGACACCACATCCAGTCTCCGCGATCAAATATGTGTCTGTTATAACATCCAGTACAACTATTTTTAGGAGCTTTAATTCGTTTGCAATTACTTTGCATTTCAGTAATAGGATTACTAAATCCGCTAATTAAAATCATAGGCGTATTTGTTGCCCAAGCTAACCAGCTTAATCCACTACCAATTCCAATAAATGCTGCTGAATGTCTAAGTTCTTCTATAGCTATTTCAATATTACCATTAGACTCTACTGGAATAGTGCCTTTGGGTATATAATTACCCATAAATCCATTTTGTTCTTTGCCTAATAGTTTAACCTCGTATCCTTCTTTATTTAACCAATCAACAACTTCTTGCCAGCCTGTAGAGTTATTCCAAAACTTGGCTTGAGCAGTACTAAATATACTAATACAAACTTGTTTTTTAGGCTGCGGTCTGGGCCGTTCATCTATTAGAGGTCGTATTTCTTTAAAAGGCAGTCCTAGTATATCACTAGCAATTTGCTGATGCGGCACACCTAAAAAAGTATCTCTGTGATAGTCTGGATTAAATCCGACACTAGTTTTATTATAGTAAACACCTATTTTATATTTAGCAAATATAGCGGAAGTTTCTTGTACTGCTCCTGAATCGGTGATATGTAAATTAGGATAATACTCTTTTTTAAAGAAATTCTCGCTATAAACTGCGCCGTAACTTCCAGCATATACTATACAATTGTGCTTTTTTCTAAACTCTTCCATATAAGGAAACCAGCCTAAATTATCGCCCAATGATCCGCTATCTATTTCAATTACTACATTTTTATTTTCAAGGTTAAGTTTATACTCCCAGAATAATACGCCGGTTTTATGTACAGTAATATGCCAATTTACAAAATATTGTACACTACATTTACACCAACTATTGCCATCAATAGTTGTTGTGTAATAAGTTTCGCCAGTATCAGCATCATCAAAATTAATAGTATATTCAGCATTTGTTAAACTTTCTAATTTAACAAATGCGCCGCTAATAAAATTATAGCTAATTAATACGTCTTCTACAGTTTCATATTGCATTTTTTACCAATAATATATATGAGGCTTGTGTCCTACTCCAGGCGGATCACAATTTTCTAAGTCTGTTTGTTTAAGCACTTCATGTTCCCAGACACGACCAGCTCTGCGCTGTGGACGATTCATTACTAATCTTGTCCACCAACTAGGACTGTTGCTTATCCAATGCCAATCCATGTCTACATCTTTGCGCTTTTTAGTTTTTACACCGGGAAGTTTAATATAACGAATACTATAGCTATTATCACCAGTAATTTTTAATGAGTCAAAGTCCCAGCTTGTTTCAGGAAATTTAAGTTTCCAATGCCTATCTTTTAATGTTCTACTCATTTAAATACGTTCCTATTATTGTTTTGTTAACCACCAACAATGACTAAGATTTTTCATTTGTGTTGCATAGTCTGCTTCTTTGGGAGGTTCTGTATCAGATTCACCCCAACGATCGCCGTAAAAATCTTTTACTATATTAGTAAAAGGCAAATAATTTTCTGCTAATTTATTGTGATAGTTTCCTAAATAAGGAATTTTTTTATTATTCCACTTAAAAAATTCTTTAAGACTATCTCCTGCAATAACTTGAATGCAAGGTTCTGGAAAGTTATACTTAGGACACCAAAAAGTAGTCCAGCCTTCAGTTAAACTATTTATGTATTTACTCATACGATCACTAATAACAAAACTGTCTGCTTCAATATGAACAATTTTATTGAATCCATATGTTTCAGCATAAGTTGCTGAATACATAAAACTTCTAAACCATCCAGGATAACAACTTATACTTTGACGCCCTAAACGTTTATCAAACGTATAAATTGTTGGTTTATTACTACAAATTGTAGGTAGTGGCCCTTGTTTTACTATAGCCACATCTTTCCAATCCGGAATAACTGGACTAGCATCATCAATAATTAATAGGTGCTCATAGTAAACTTTGCCAGTTTTAATACTATATACCCATATGCCGTATTTTTTATTCCAAGTTTCTAAGTCTGGAGAATATCCAGTACAAAACAGTAATGTATTCATGTTTATAGTTTTTATTTATACCAAAATCCAAGTCTAGCACCACAAGCATTTTCTATAAAACTAGTGCCTGCGGGTTGATTAATTTGTTGATCTTTCCATACGGGCCAGATTACACTACTATTGTGTCCACTAAAATCATCATTGTATCTTAGGTGTACTTCAATAATCTTACCATCAATTAACTCAATGTTTAGCCACCGGCTAGCGTTGGCTACTTGTTGTAAACATTCTGGTAATTGATATGGGTACTCAATTTTTTCCCAATTATAAAATCTATTTAATGAACCAGTAAATTTTATACCCTCTGCAGCTAAACCCTGCTGACCATAGTTATAATCAATAGTAATATGTCTGCCACTAAACCACTCACACCAAAAGTATCCATCAGGAATATTATCCTTGTCGGGCACTAACCAAGACTTATATGCGCCTAATCCCATCATACGACAATTAGTAATTGGTCGTACTACGTACCAATCTGCTTTAGGCACACAAACGCCTGCAGGACCTGCACTGTATCCCAGCTTTTTTGCTAAGATGAGTTTATCGTATATCCACAGGTGATCTACTGGGCAATTAACCCAAACATCACTATCGTTGATTAGTTCCATAAAAATACTTTGTTAGTGGCAGTCTAAGGGTTTAACTGCCGTGTCTGGATGTGCCGCGAACTAATTGTTCGACCAGATTTTCCCTTGATCAAGGGGCATTGTTTTAATTATAGCAAAATTAACCAGCAAAGTCAAGTGCAAATTTATGGCTGGCTAGATTTTTCTCCTTGCTCTCGCACATAATGTCAAAATCTGGTAGAAAGCTGCTGGCCCAAGCGTTAACAGCTTGATTCCAATAATAGTCGCTATGAGCCCGTAACTTGGCACTGGTAAATCCTTGTTGCTTTAGTTGAGTTAGGCAAGGCATGGTATTGGGGTCATGATCTACCAGCACATCTTCACGGCTAACGCTGTAGTGTATAGTAGGTCTAACACCACGCCAGCTTTCCAAGACTTGTTGTACCTTAGGGTCGCTAGGCTCAATGTACTTACCGGTATTAATCCAGTGATGATGTATGTCAAGCACTAATGCACAGTCTTTGACTAGTTCAAGACTAGCGTCAAGACCCCAAGTATACTCAGCGTTTTCGATGGTCAGGGTATTGCGGGCTTCGCGACTGAGTTTAGGCAATACAGCTTTGATACCTGCTGGGCCTAGTTTGCCGCCGATATGCACATTGCATTTAAAGTCTTGAAACTGCTTGCCGTAACCCATGTAGCGGATTATGTCACAGTGATACTCGAATTCTTGAATTGAATTTTCCACCACATTAGGATTTTCACTAGCCAACACACAAAATTGGCCTGGATGAAAACTAATCTTAATATCGTGTTCGCGAGCAAGATCACCTACACTGGCAAAACCACGGCTAAGCAAGTTAACCATGTCTTGATCAAAGTAGGCCCAGGTCCAGTCTTCGTGAGTATACGCTGGCAGCAGGTCGCTGCTCATTCTGAACATATGCAGGTGTTTAGGCTGCTTGGCAAGCCACAGCAGTTGACGCTTTAGTGCTTCGATATTGTGTTTGGCAATATCATGCAGTCGCTCAAGGGCAACGTGCTTGGTCTGCCGGTTAAGCCAAGTAAGTGTAGTAGTTTTGGTGTTTAGGTTAGGGTCGGCCTTGCCCTGAGATTCTTGAATCTTACAGGCAAAACCAACGCGCTTTACATTTTGATCAAACATTTTTTAGTTTTGTATTGGCGGATTGCGTCGGCGTCTAGGCTGGCATAGGCACGAAACCTGTCTTTGCCGTGGGTATCATAGCATTCAGCAGCTATTTTGTACAGGGACTCTACTGCTTCCAAGCCTAGTGATTCATAGCGGCTTATATAAGCATTGAGCAAAAAATCGCGGGTATAACCTGCCATAAAATCCTCCAAATGAAGTAATATTATAGCAAATTATACCCGCTGTGTCAAGACTAAGTTTTAGTTAATCTTGATTTGCTTTGGTTTTTTGTTTTCTGGAATTACGTGTAGGATTAGTATTTTAAGAATGCCATCTTCTAGGTTGGCATCTTTTATCACTAAATCGCTGTGCAGTGTAAACTGTCTGTGAAATCCACGAGCACTCAGTCCGTGATAAATATATTGTGTCGTATCCACTTTCTGATCGCGCTTAACGCCACGAATACTAAGTACACCATTTTCTAATTCAATACCAATTTCTTCACGTTTAAAACCAGCTACAGCCATTTCAATAATATAATCATTTTCGCCAAATTTGATTACATTGTATGGCGGATAATTAGTGTTAAGCTGATTGGCATGACGCCGCTCAAACTCGTAAAAAAAGTCGTCAAAACCAAGCAGGCCACGATTTAATAGTTTAAGATCAAAAGTCATTGAAATCTCCTAAAAGCAAGATTGTGTTGTGGGCAACTAGCCCGAGTTGTGCGGCCCCTAGATAGGCAACCGCAAAAATCTTTTACATACCCTCAATGTCTCTGCAATATTTACAGATTGGGTTATTATCTAAGTCTGGAACTAATTTATATTCCCAGCGGCCGCAATGCGTACACTGTGGAATTCCAGGGCCGCCATGCTTAGTTAACTCCTGAAAACTAATTCCAAGATCTTCACAAGTAGCGGCTAAGTCTTTTCGTGTGCCCAATAGCTCACGAACAAGTTTATTTGTCAGTTGGTTTGAAACGATCATCTAAGTGTTGGTGAGTTTTCTCAAATTCCAGTAGGAACATAATACAGCAAGCTGCGTGGGCTAAATGTGATAAGCCAGACTCAGGGTCTTTATCTTCACCATCATTAAATGCCATCAAGTGTCGCATTGCTGCGCTTAGGGGACGCGACCATTGAAAGCCTTTACGCCAGTTATGTGCTGCGTATTTTTCCTTGCCAAATGCCATTACCATAGCTGTTTGCTCTAAGGCCTCACGGCTAAGTAAGTTCATAGGGGCTTTGCCACTGTCGTGTTTTACTGCACTAAGTTTAATATCAGCGTCCATGTTTAAATATGTATTAATTAATTTTTCTCGTTCAGCCAAGGGCATTTCTGGTATTTTAGTTGGAATATAAGTACCAGCAAACTCTTTAAGGGCTTGTATATTTTGAACGTCTAGTGTAAAAGTATTTTTCATATTAGTTAATTAAAGTGCTATTTTTATATTATACACAAATTTGCATATTTCTTCAAGGTTAAATTTCTTTTGGTTTTAGCAAAGCAGGTATCTGCTGTTTTTTACGAATATTTTCTAGTAGAGTTTGTGGTAGTTCTACAGAGGCTATGCCATGTTCGCGATTATACCGCTCGTATACCGGCAGTAGGTCTCGGGCAATTAGCCGCTCTAGTTGTTGAACATAGTTGTCGCTCATAGAATCCTCCAGAATTTAACAATTATAGCACAGGTGCTCTTCACATACAATATAAAAATTTTTTTATCCTGGTCTAACAAAACTAACTTGATTTTGCTACCCCACTGTGCTATAATAAATAATGTCAAATTTGGCAAAAAATTTAGGGTATAACAATGATAAAATTCCTAATATTTGGCCTGTTAGCGCTTCCACAATTACTAGATTCAGCACCTATTCCTAAAGACTGGGTATACAACAACGAGACGGTTTGTTTGGCTAAAAACATATATCATGAAGCTCGTGGAGAATCACTGCGTGGAAAATTAGCAGTGGCTAAAGTTACACTAAATCGCGTAAACAGCGGTAAATTCAAAAACACAGTTTGTGGCGTAGTATATCAGCGCGGGCAGTTTAGTTGGACTAATAGCAAGTATAAACCTATCTTAGATAAACACGCTTGGACAGAAAGCTTACATTTGGCTAAACTGCTAATGCTAAATCCTGAATTAAGCAAAACCCCTGCTATGTACTACCATAACCTTAGGGTCAAACCTAAGTGGCAACTAGAACGCACAGATAAAATTGGCAATCACGTATTTTACACCTAACCTGGAACAAAGATGCAACAAGTTAAACTAATGTGGATGACACCTGATATTGACGAGCAAATTGCCTACATTGCCCGTGTAAGCAATCCTAAAAATCAGGATAATAAAAATATTACTGGATTGTTGCAGTATATGATCAAACACGGACACGTTTCACCGTTTGAAATGGCTAATGTGTGCTTAGAGATCTCCACCACTCGTGATATTGCACGTCAAATTTTACGGCATCGCAGCTTCTCTTTCCAAGAGTTTTCACAGCGGTATGCAGACGTGAATAGCCTGGGCGAGTTGCAGCGGCGTGAGTGTAGGCTGCAGGACACCAAGAATCGTCAAAACTCCCTAGAGCCTGATTTAGCCGTAGACAAGCAGCGACAACTTGCCTATCAGTGGGAAGTGCTACAAGACGCACTAATTAAGAAAACTACTGAAGTGTATGCTTGGGCACTGGAGCAGGGCATAGCTAAGGAGCAGGCCCGGGCTATTCTGCCTGAGGGTCTGACGCCCAGCAAAATGTACATGAACGGTACGTTACGCAGTTGGATCTTTTACTTGCAACAACGTCTGGACGTGTCAACACAAAAAGAACATCGTGAACTTGCTGAAATGATTTTGACTAAATTACGTTTTGCTGCGCCTATCACTATTGGGGCTTTCTTTCCACAGTCTGTGACTGAAGAAGAATTTTCTATTTAATCTTGACTTTTATAGCTGGCCATGCTATAATATTATTATTCGCTGGGAGTTTACCGTGAATGTTATCATATACACAACAGATTTTGAACCAATCACGGTTGTTGATCTTCCAAAATCTGTTTTAGATAAAATAGAACGACAAGGAGGAGCTAAACTAGCATTAGGCCCACCAGAAGATGACGAAGGTAAGCCCGCTAATCCACCTATATGTACTATAGTAATGTGTAAATTACGCTGGTTTAATGGTGAAGAAAAGGTAGTCTTAGTCACTAAAGACGAAGAGTCTGCACTATTATTAAAACCTGAATGGCTACCGGGCCAACGTGGAGTATATAACCTTCTATACAATCATATTAAAAAGCTTACTAAACAACTAATAAACCGAGATGATAATGCGTAAACGTCAAATACTACAACAAATGATGTCTGGTTTATCACAAAGATCTAGTCGTAATAAGTCTTGGCATATGATGCAGCAACAAGCTGAGCCACCACAAGAGTATCTTGAAGACGATGGCCCACTAACTGATAGCCAGATCAAACAACTTAAAGATAACGTGAGAACTAAATATGCATAATTGTCGTCGTTGTGATGAGCCAGTAGATCCACGTCGCTGGGCACTTAAACATACTAAAAAGTTGTGTATGCCTTGTGGCGAGGCGGCCAGTAAGCAGGTTACTCGTACCATAGTTCCACTACACAAAAGCAATTATTTTCCAGTATTCAACCTAAATGATCTTAAGGGTATTAATAACAAAGGCGGCCTAGTTCGATGATTGATCAAGTATTACAACAACTGTTACCACAACAAAAACCACAGATTCCACAAATGCCTAAGCCTATGCAGGAAGCGGCATATAGCGCGCATATGCAGCTAAACAATCCACAACTTCAAAGGTTTTCAGAAGAACAAAAGATTGAGCTAATGCTAATGATATTTGGCGAAAATATTGTGCGTCAGTGCGCACTGCAAGCTAAGCTGGCACTACTAGATGAGGAAAAGGTTGATCAAGCAATTCTTAAACACTATGGACTACACTAAGCACTGTCCGCCCTGTAATCAGAACTGTAATCAGGGTAGAAATTGTCCAGCTAGAAAATAATTGGAGGGGTGCATGAAACCCAACACATTAAAACTACTAGAGCGTTGCATTGAAGACGGTGTACAAACCGGCGTTTATCGCAGCTTTAAATACACAGATGAACCTAGTAGGGATCAAATTGTTGAGCAAGTATTACATAATGTAATGAATGAACTGCACGAGTGGTTTGAGTTTGAACCGCTAGAAGATAAGTATCAGTAACACCACAGGGGCATTCAGCGGCAATATTTTGCAGTTGAATGCCCTTTGTGTTTGTGCTATAATATTATATAATTTGAAAAGGAATACAGCAATGTCAAAGGTATGGGTCGATCCGCCGGGCGGCTGGCGGTATGGGTTTCCGCAGATTTGGGACGACAGTAAAAATCCTGACGTATACAACTGGTTGTACTGGGCAGGCTATCCTGACGAAGTTCGTGAAAGTTATGGCAAACACTTTTATATGCGTATGTGGGAAGTAGTGGAGGATAGCAATGCCTGATAATTTACAAGCATTTTATGCCTGGTTTTATGAGCTGGAAGGCTTTGGTTTTCGTGCTGAGCGACTGCTGGACGATTTGGGCAACAACGAAGAGCTGTACGATAAAATGCTGCCGTGGCTTAAAGCTGCATACGAAATTGGCAAACAAGAGGGGCTAGACAAATGAACAAACAAGCACTAGAAGCAGTTATGGAATTGTATCAAGTAGACCGAGTAACTGCACTGCAGCTTTACTGGGATGAAATTGAGCATATGACGTGGCTGTTAAATAAAAGCAAGGAGTCTGATGATGCGGAAGTTTGATGACGTTACTGAACCTGAAAACTTTGATCCTGAGCAGATGCAACTAGAATTTGCGCCAGGCTGCTTTGATGATTTTGAGGGTACACAGGAGGAACTGAATGCCCTAGTTGAACATATCAAGGAAATGTTTGCTGCTGGCAAGTTTCTTAGTGAAGGCCGTGAGTTAACTGACGAGGACTTTGACACACTAAGCGAGTCTACTAAGCAAAAGATTATTGGTTTAAATGATCCCGATCAACCTAAACGGAACCTAAACTAATGCAAAAATATATCCTAAACGGCGAAGTAGCCATTATCCACAGCGATGATTGGGGTACAGCCTGGGCTACTTGGTATCCTGAAACTATGTTTGATCGTGAACTAATCAAACACTACTTGCGTTGGTTAGGGACTGATTGTGATACTAAACTAGAGCACGAGGCAGAGTACGCTGCCCGTTTATATCTTGAGCACGCACATCCAGACGTGGTTTTTCGCGGATTTGATGGGCTTAAACTAACCTGGATTAAACAGGGCCAAGAATTTATTATCAAGGAGTATGATGGCATTGAAACCATTGTGCTCAAAGACAAAATTAAGTGGTTAGTAGCATGAAGGTTAAGTATTCTACAAACTGGATGGGTCCAGCTAGCATGGACTGGTATCGCCGGCGTGGTTTAACCACACTAGAACATCATGTACAAGAACAGGACAATCCATATACTGGACGCAAAAGGGGTGAGCACTACAAAATGGAAATAATTAACCACAACTATAGTTGTGGTCGTATTGATGTAATGGGCACTGACGATCCACGCGGTGAGGAAATTGGTGTGCCGCCTATGCTTAGCCTAGACTGGTGTAGGTTTGGTCGCTGGCTAGATACCTTTGAAACGGATGCACCGTGGACACTAGACCAACTAGTAGAACTATACGAACGTGCTAATCCTAAGATTACTTGGGATACTTATGAGGAACACTAAATGCTAGAAACTATATGTGATGTGCTTAAACAGGGCTATGACAGGAACTGGAGTACTAGTCGTGACAGTAATGTTAGTATCCGACATTACGGTCGCGACTACTTTTTTATTACACCTACCGGTGTTCGTAAGCAAACCATGCAGCCTGATCAGTTTAAAAAGATTAGGGTGGCCGGGGATAGTTGGGAAGAGCTGGAGTATACACCTATTAGCCGCAACCTAAAGCCTAGTGGTGAACTTCCACTGCACTTTGGCCTACAAAAACACATGGGCCAGCACAGCGACGATACCCGAGTGGTAGTCCATCTTCATCCTACTTACACAGTAGCTGCTATGCACGCTGGCATTGAGTTAGCTGACCTGGTCAAAGACTTTCCTGAGCTTAGCCGATATACCAAAGTAGCTAAAAATGTTGGCGATCAACCGCCTATTAGCCAGGAATTGGCAACGGCTTGTCACCAGCAGCTGGAGGTTGATCCCTACAGTGGTTACGTTGCCTACGACATTGTAGGTCTTAAGGGTCATGGAGTTGTAGCTATCGACCGTAGCCCTTGGCGGGCTTATGAACATATTGAGCGTTTAGAACATATTTGTAAGATTGTGCTGGTATCGGGGAATTACTAATGCAAGAGATCCTAAAAGACCGTTGCGATCAAATGCTGTTAGCTCTCTTAGGCCCTGAATTTGGCAAGTGCTGGTGGCACAGTCCAAACAAAGCTTTTGGGGGTATGACGCCTGAGGGTCAATGGATGTTAAACCACACACTAGTATACAACTACTTAACTAAACACTGTAGTGGAGACTACTAATGAATAAAAATATTAAAGAACTGGCCATGGAAGCAGGCTTTCCCGTGACCGGTTTTTACAAGGAAACAACACTCTTAGCTAACGAGTCCGCAATTAACACATTTGCACAACTGCTACTCAAAGAGTGCGCAATGATTGCAGAACTCAACGGCGACATGAGCACTAGCTATCAAATCAAACATCATTTTGGAGATTGCAAATGATGCAAACTATTGAACTAGACTTAAGAATGAGTGAGTTCTTGAAATTAGCAATGCTAGCACACCAGCAAGATATTACCCTAAATCAGTTAATCAATAACTTGCTGCAAAGTGTAGTAGACAAGCACGAAGAAACTTTTAAAACAGCTGGTTTTGACAATGTTTACTGAGGCATTTAAACAGCTTCACCAAGAAGCCGGGTTTACTACTCAAGGTTTAAACGACGAAACCCTTACTAAATTTGGTAACCTAGTGGTTGAGCAATGCGTTAAGATCACACTGCATAGCATGACTACATACACAGCAGCAGAACATATTAGGGAACACTTTAAACAATGACTAAAACACTGGACTTAGGTTGTGGCCTTCAACCTAAAAATCCTTATAGTTGCCAAGAAGTTTACGGTATAGATATTAGAACCTATGATAACCAAAACATTTTAGTAGCAGATCTTGCTACAGAGCAAATCCCACATAAAAACAATATGTTTGATGTGGTTACTGCTTACGACTTCTTAGAGCACATACCTAGGATTATCTACAATCCCAATCGTAGATTTCCATTTGTAGAGCTAATGAATGAGATTTACCGTGTGCTAGTGCCTGGCGGCATATTTTACTCGCATACTCCTGCATTTCCAGCACCAGCCGTATTCAGAGACCCTACACACGTTAATATTATTACTGAAGAAACTTTTACCTACTACTTTGACCAAAACTACTGCTGGGCTAGTATCTATGGATTTTATGGTAAGTTTCAAATAGAAGCACAAACCTGGCATCCAAATCAAATCAACTTAATTACCATTATGAAAAAAGTATGACTATATTTGAACAAGCAGAACAGGTCAGGCAAACTGCTGCTAAACTACCACATAACATGCCTAACAGCCGCTGGTGGCTATTACAAATTAGCAGATATATGCTAGACCACAACCTTACATTCCAACAAGCAGCCCAATACACAACCACAGACTTACCTGAGGATCTCCTATGGCATTAACCAAATTCTTAGTTGCTAAACAATACGCAGAAACAGTCCAGCAAGCACAACTAGTAGACCAAGAACTTACTAAAGCATTTAAGCTCTTAGATCAAGACAACGAGGTCAACTACTACGGCCCCGTACACAAAGCATATGATCATCTAGTAGAACAACTACTTGGCCCAGAACTGTTTGAGCATACACTAAACTGGATTTACGAACACGACTTGGGCAACAATATTGACCTAGACTTCTCAGAATATTTCGATAGCCACCAAGACTCACATAAAAATCTTAAGCACGACTAAAAACACACCTTTACTAATTCAAAAATCCATGCTATAATATTGTTAAATCTAGTGAGGTTTAAACAAAGAAATTTTTTATAAGTAAACTAGAAAACACAAAAAAGTAAATTTTATAGCGTTTTCGCAGGCCTCGGTGTGAAACGCGTCGATAAAATTAACTTTTGCAGTTGACGAGTTTTTGAAGTTTATGCAATAGAAAAAATTTCCTACAACTAAGGCAAATTGTTTCAAAAAATATATGCTAAAATTAAAATCTAATGAATTGAAATTGGTACCTTTTGAAGCTTACCACGACTTAAAAGGCGATGATTTGCTAAAGCAAGCAGAGGAGCATCAACTCAACCTGCTGGGATCATGGTTGCTGCCCCAAATTTGTGCATACTATGGTACTTGGCAGGCGGTCCCACTAGGCAACCACCCAACCCAACTAGACCCTAGGGCGACAGCAAAACAGAATATTCAAAGCAAGTGGGATCTAGGATTGTGGAGAGTATGTACCAAGCTAAAACGTGGAGCGCTAGTAAAAGTGCAGAGTAGTGAGCTGGGCAGAAACTATAGTCAACTTGTGCCACTCGTCATCGCCGGCATGAAACGCTATCAAAACATCCAGTACCAGCGTTGGGATTTAGGTGGATTAAACGGCCTAGTACACCAGGAACTATATGAAGTTATGGAGTATAGTGGCGAGTGTTTAAGTTTAGGGTCAGAGGAATTGCTCCAAATTCGCCAGCAAGGTTTGACTATTAGGTCAGGGGCTAAAGCTGGTGAGCAAAACAAGCCTACCAGCCAATGGAAGCTGCACGGCCTAGCCACCACGGCCTTTCAGGGTACGCCAACACTGCTCAGCACCATTATGTGCCAGATCTGGGTTGCACATCCTAGTTTACGCACGGACATGATGATCTTAGACCCTAGTGTATGGGACCATATGCCCAAGCCACTGGTCACCGGCGAAGCCTTTGCCGCTTTAGGGTCGAAAAAACAGGAAATTGTAACAATGCCCCAAACGGACGATAGAATGCCGTGGGAATACTAAAAGGAGCAATACTTGAAATATACTAAAGAAATTACTGACCGTTTAGTTGAACAATACAAAACAGGCACTCAAGTCCAAAAAATTGCGCAGGAGCTGGAGGTGCCGGAGCGTAGTGTAATTGCCAAGCTCAGCAGCTTGGGTGTTTACCAGAAAAAGCAGTACTTAAACAAACGCGGTGAAGTGCCTACAAAGAAGTCAGAGCACATAGAAAACATTGCTAAACTGCTCAAAATGGATGTAGAACTCCTAGAAAGTCTTGAAAAGGTCAATAAAGGTATCCTACAGGTCCTAGAAACCAAATTAAGTCACGAAAACTGTCAAAATCCATAATCTGACCCTAAAGTGCCCCACGCAGCGCAAGTTGTGTGGGGCTTTTTATTGGGTGACAACTTGCTGTGGTTTAGGGTCAGGCTTTAGAATTTGCACTTGACAACATTGATTTTACACTGTATAATATTGGCGCAGCAGACTTAGTCAAAAAACAGACTACCTATTAAAATAGACTTTGTACTTAAACAGACTAGTGAGTAAAACTATACAGCTATATAGTTTTACTCACTAATAAAATTTTAGTAATGTAAAAAATTGTTGCAATTTAGGGTCTGGTGTTTATTTCAGGCAAAACAAAACCCCGCTAAAGCCGTCGCCTTGCGGGGTTTTGAACTCTTACGAGTTTTTATGCGATATTGACTTAGTTTTCACAGAGATCGTCTGTTACGGTAACCTATCATTTCGCGGGGGAGTTTGCCATTATATGGTCTAGAATGATATTTTGGCCAACTCGGTTCAGCCTATATTTTAACCAGCGGGCCTAACCGCTGGACAGCACTGCTCTAGTTGCACACCAGATTGAGGTTGCTTGGATACCGTCTAAGTTATTTACAAGTTCTAGACAACTTGGTAAGTTTGGGTATTTACAACCACCTGGGCTCCCAGAGGTAGCGAACCTTAGCAGTCCAGGATTTTAATTTTAGCTAAGGGCTGTGGCTCGGCTCTAACATAGATTCCCCACAATTAAGACGCTGCACCAAATGCGCGCCGCTGTCACCCATTCTTTCGACAGTCGTCAGTACTTGTACTTGGCACTACAGGTTGCTAGCTATACATTGGCTTGCTGGCGGGATAGTGGTACGTTGACTGGTATCTGCGCTTTGTCCTCTCGGATAAGCTCTTTCCTAACTGTCTATAATAATATTATACACTGTTGGGGAGAAGATTTCAAGACAAGATTTCTTCTCCCCGGTAGCTTAGGCCCCAAACTTCTCCACAAGCAGCTCCAGACCGCTCATGTTGCACTTCTCAAGGCTGGCAATTGCTTGAGGGTCAATATCAAACTTCGCTGCAATCTTGTTGATCAGGTCCATTTTAGTAACCCGGCCCTGACCCTTAGCCGCGGTTTTGGCCACATACACGCCTTCGCGTGAAAGCTTGGCCACAATCGACCGCACCGACTTGCCCATCTCTTCAGCAATCATTTCCACAGAATTGCCCGTGGTGTAAAGTCCGATAACGGTAGCGGTCTGCTCGGCGGTGTAGTTTACAGTTTTGTCAGTCATCATATGTCCTTTGTGTTTCGGTTTCTGCGCTGTTGAAGATTCTATTATACGCTGTTCAGAAGGGAATATCAAGATCAAAATTACTGGGGTCTGGCTCGGTTTGTGGATACTGGGGATAATCGAAATGTTCGTTCCGCCAATCCTGCCACCATTCTTCTTGATCACTTTGAAAGTCATTCATTGTTTGGTTTCCCTCATCAATCTATAAATAATATTATACAGACTCTAACCGGCCACTTCAACACTAAATTTATACACGTGGCACACCCAAGATTTTACACTAGTTTTCGCACTGGCGCGGGGGCTCCGCCCCCTGCACCAAGGTGGTGCATGGCCGCACCAAAGTGGTGCATGCCCCAACTTGGTGCGCCCCAAAATGGTGCATGCCCCAACTTGGTGCGCACCAGCGTGTTGCTCAGGGTTTACCCTATTAGGGAAAGTCCCTATGTTGTATTTTTGCCCGCACGCTTGACGCGGCCCCCAAAATTATGGTATAATTTTGGCGCCTGATCGTTCTAAAATTTAGGATGACTCTAAGGGTTTACCCTAGTGTTGTATTTTCGCACCAGCCCTTGACACGCCGCCCATTATACTAGTATAATGGGCGCCATTTTTCGTTTTATTTTTTATAATTATTTAATTAAAATAAAACCGGCAATTGCCGGTTTTATTAAACCTGGATTAAATGGGTTTTGAATTTGCCAATGCGTCGAAAATTGCTTTTAGGGCAGATTTATTGCATTTGGTCAGGGATTCAATATCATTTTCTGGCAAACGCAGGATTGCGCCAATTGCATCAGCGTGCGCGTCTTTTTTAACGACCGGCTCGCCAGTTTTTGTTTTATAGGTTTTCTTTTCGTAAACCCCCTCGCGCGAGAGTTTAGCAACAATTGAGCGAACCGATTTGCCCATTTGAACGGCCAATTCTTCAACGGTAAAACCATTTTTGTAATCGGCAATCAGGTTAAGGGTTTGCTCAGGGGTATAGTTTACAGTCTTTTCAGCCATTGCGTTTTCTCCAGTTAAGTTAATATTATACAGGGTTAGGATGGGTTAATCAAGTGCGAATTATTCGTCGTCTAATTCGGCAAGGTAAATATTAGGCAAATCAAATTTTTCGTCTAGTCTAATTGCCTGCAACACAAAATTAAACCCGTGAAATTCGCTGATATTATTTTCTTGTTGCCAAGCGTGAATCAATTCGTGCGCAATCAATTCGTCCAGCGTGCGCGGTGAATTAGCGTTTTGATTGCCCAGGAATACGGTAATTTTATGCGCTTTTAGATTACCTTTATTGGAAAATTTAGGATAATAAACTGCGTCCATTGCTTTATGGGCTTTGGTTTTAAGTGTTAATTCTACGGGGCTTTTCAGCCCCAGGAATTCAATGTAATATGCTAAATTTTCCATTTTAGATTGCCTTGTAAAAATCTTTGACTTGGAATTGCTTCCAGTTATGTGCAATGATATTGTCACGCCAATTGCGACGTTTTAGAATGTTTACCAGAATTGGCAATTCAAAGTCTTGTGCATCCTCAAGCGCAGTATGTGGCTCTTCAACAAATTGACCATTCAAAAACGCAAAAACAGATTCGGCAGTAGTTTTAATGGACATATTGCCATGCTTAGTCGGAGCATTGAATAGATGATTTTGCAATGCAAATTGACGATATGCTTTTTTGCAGATATTGCCAATAGCGGCTTGCCAAAGACAAAACGATTCTGCAAAACCCGACAAATCAATGCCGGTATTAGCACATTTTTGTTTATCAAAAGCCAGATTGTAAGCGGTTAATGTAGGATTGTATTTGCCAATGGCTTTTTGAATCCACGCATTGATTGCGGCAACAGAAGCCATTTGCCGCGAACCTGAATCAAGCATTGCAAAGTATTGAGTTTGCTTTTTGCTTGCGTATTCACGCGACCACATTTCCGAATTGGGTTTAGTTTTGTCATAGAATAGATCCATTGCATCAAAATGATTGCGAACCAATACCGCGCATTTTGCATAGATGCGACCGTTACGATCGCAAATAACAATTGCAAAATCTGCAACGGTATCGTTGCAAGTGGTTTCAGTGTCGAGAATTGCGAAAAACTGCTTTTTAGCCACGATAGATAGGGGTTAGCCAGGGCACGTCGCCCAAGTCATAACTATACACGAATTTTTGGCTCATGCCAAGATTTGCAAAAATACAACATAGGGGTTTTCCCCTATTGACAAAAAAATTTTGCCGTGGTAAAATTTTGGCGCGTCAGCTGTTGTAAAAATACAACAGCACAAAAAATTTACGAAATTTTTCTTGACGCGGCCCAAAATTATATGTTATAATTTTGGCGCCATGTGTTGTAAAAATACAACACATTTCGTTATTTAAGTTAAATACACCCGGAATTCAATGCCCATTGCAGAGCGAAAATGCAATTCGTCATATTCCTGGCTTAATTTCTTGCAATCTTTAATGCTAAAATAAGGGCCATCAATAATCTTAAAATCTAGCCCATTAACCCAATCGTTCCAATTGGCCTTGCGGCCATAAGCACCACAACAATCTAAAATGTCATAATTCAAAAAATCCATGATCAATCCTAAAGTGTAAGTGAACCGTAGGGAATACCCAATTGGAATTCTAGGAAACCAATATCACCATCAGTACCCATTTCCTGGTCAATCCAATTAACAGCCTGATTCCAATCAAAACCATGCATTTCTTGCAATTGCGTGATTCGAGCCTTTACATTCTCAAATTCGGCCAATTCCTCGCTCATGCGTTGTGCATTAGCACGATCGGCAATAATATACAATTGGTCAATTTCAGATTCAAATTGCTCAACTGTCCAGGTACTGGTATCAATACCACGCGGCCGCACATTGTGCGCATCCTTGTAAGCATCCCAGTAAACGCTAGCCAATTGTTCCAACTGGGTTAATTCATTCCATGCTTTCATTATACAGCCCCAATAAAGGTTAGGTAAGCAACAGCGCAAACGCTGGCAATCAGCGCATAAAAAACAATTTTGTCTGGATCATTAGTCATTTTAGTGTCCTTGTTTGCTTGGAATATATTCACCGCGAATATTGAAATAATCGCATACCGCTTTAAGATATTGCACGTTATCCTCATAGAAAACAACGTCATCCATCATTGCCAAGTTAATATTAGCAGTTTGAAAGCATTTAATCAAACCGTTAATTTTTAGCGTTGAGCCAGATTGAAAATCGTCGCTAGTACGCGAGATAACATAATCAGGAACCCCTAGTACGTCACGCATAAATTGCCAATCTGGATCATTCATTACACGCGCAGTAGCGATAATCGTGTAACATTCAGCGTCCATGCAATCGCGTTTATATTTATCAGCCAATGGCAATAAGCCATCCAGCATTGCCAAGTGCTGATTATCTCGCCAAAAGCCAATATCAATGCGCTCACCTGCGTCGGTGAGAACAGTGCGATAACGGTGGCTTGAATCCACGATAGTGCCGTCCATGTCATAAATTGCTACTCGCTTAATCATTTTGTTTGCCTGCGTTGTGTCCATGTAGAGAATTATACACGAAAAATCGGGTTGTGCCAGGAAGTGCAAAAATACAACAGTAGGGGAAACCCCTATTGACACGCCCCAAAATTATGTGGTATAATTTTGGCGCCGCAGGTGTTGTAAAAATACAACACCTGCCCGTTATTTATTCAATAACGAATTCCAATTTACGTTTTACGGTAATTGGATCTACCTCAAACCATTCTAAATCATCAAAATCATCATCGGTCAATTCAAAACCAAATTGCAAGTCTTGCCAGACTTCCTCAATTGAATTACCCATTGAGGTGATAGTATCGTCATTAATGCTTTTAGCCATAAACATAATCATTCTCCTTTACCAAAAAATTGTGCAACGTCAACCAAGTGTTTAGCAGTACGCTCAATGCGTTTTACTAGTGCCTCATAATCCAATTCCATCATCTCATGCATTTTAACAGATTCCACAAAATAAATCAATTCGTCACGCTTTAACTGCGACGTTTCGAATTTAGCGGCTTCCTCAATCAATTTGAATTTATTCACCTTCAAACCCCCAACCATTAAACAGTTTAGCCAATTTGCTATGCTTTTTATTAGGAATAACCTTAGGCTTAAATGGGCTATTCACAAACAGTGGTTTATGCGCCCTAGCATCGGGCTTGCTGGCTTTTTGCATTGCCAATACCAAGTGCAGTTTAGTTTTCATAATTGTGCCTCAACCCACAATTGCTGTTTCAGTTTATTATTCAAGTTATTAAATACCTTGAAAAAACTATTGCAAACCAAATCCTTTGGCTGAGTTTGCAATTGTTTTTTCAAGAGGCTAATAACGGCTAGTTGTGCGCGAGTAGTTTTCATCTGTTTGCTCTGCGTTGCGTCCATGTAGAGAATTATACACGCTTCAACAGACTATGCAAGCGACCAGGGTGCGACATATTGACGCAGGGATTTTAGTATGATTATAGATCCTAGTAGGGTAACCCCTAGTGTTGTATTTTTGCACGCGGCCTTGACACGGCCCCAAATTATATGCTATAATTTGGCGCCAGCGGTGTTGTTTTTTTTTTTGCAACACCTGATCGTTTTAAATTACATAATTAACAATGCCTATGCAATTGGCAATTAAGAATGCGCCATTTAATGTACCCAATGCTTTATCCCTACGCATTAGTGCAATTGTCAGCCAGGATATTGATCCGGTAATAAAGCAGATATATCCCCAATCCATTATGCCCATTGCAACCAGAAAAGATCCCGCTATGCTGGTGATAGTGCCAATCCATGCTAACATTATAATTCCATGTCGTGATAAGTATTAGGGGTCGCGCCATAGTTTAGCATAATATCTTGCCAAGATTTACCATGCCAACGATTACCTGCTGGTGTGCCATTAAGATTATAGTCAACCTGATGCGCTATTTCATGGACCATGATCTCAGCCAACATTCTATCATAATTGCGATTAAAAAATTTAGTACCAAGATCTATTACGTTAGCTTCCATAAAGCAACGGCCCGCGGTCTTGGTCAGTCTGTTATTAAGTTTAATAACGGGCATTGGAAATAGTGTAAGCCTAGTGTAGATGTTAGTATAACGAACCCATATCTTAGCCGCTTCAGCCTGAATCGTGGCATTTAATGTGTTGGCATTCATGGGTTCGTTATCCTACAAAATCAATTACAGAGGTTTGCTATTAGCCAATGCTTCAAAGATCGCTTTTAATGCGCTCTTATTAGCCTTAGTTAGCGATTCTACGTCATTCTCAGGCAAGCGAAGGATCGCGCCAATTGCATCAGCGTGTGCATCCTTTTTAACAACGGGTTCTCCCGTTTTGGTTTTGTATTCTTTTTTCTGGTATACGCCCTCGCGGGAAAGTTTTGCAACAATGCTACGAACGGATTTACCCATTGCCATAGCCAATGCTTCAACGCTAACACCAGACTGGTAGTCAGCGACCAGAGTCAGGGTTTGCTCTGGGGTATAGTTTACCATTTTTTCTGAGGCCATTTTGCGTACTCCTTAGTGCGCTGTTTCGATGTAGTAATTATAGGCTAGTCAGCCGCACAATGCAAGCCCAAAATCACAAGCTCGTTAGACTATTTTGTTATAGACACAGACTGACTTATAACAAATGAGCATGAGCGACTTACTTGCGCGGGCCTAGAATTTTGTGGTATAATATCCTGCGCGGATTCCGTTCTCTTGCCGCAAATTATTATAATTTGTGATATAGTTATAGGCTATGATATGAATAGGGCGGTTATTAGACATTATATTTTGTATAACGATATTGGCCCACCCACACGGCCAACTTTAAGAAAATCTCCACAAAACTTTCGGTGCCAAACTACATCATAAGTATGCGCATTATACCTAAAAACGCCAACCATAACATAAATCCGTATACTAATACCGCTAACAACCAACCTTTTATAATTACTATTAATATTAAAATAGCTAATACTAAACCAATTAAAATTTGCATATAATTACCAATGATGTATTACACCCAGCACAATTACTAAATTTGTCAACAAATAGCTTAACACTATAAGGGTTCTAATCCAACAAACTACGTCAGCCTCACTATCAGTCAAACCATACTTGTCGCCTAATGCCTTTGCCCACAGTCTCCACACTATATTCTCCCAAAAACAATATTATATCACTAAAACTAAACAAATTCAAGAAAATTTTTTCAAACACCACAAAATATTCGTAACTTGACACTGCTGCCCTAAAGTGTTATACTCTAGTAAACTGGAGGGGTAACCATGGAAATTATCGAACTAATGCTAAAAGCTTGGCCAGTATTTGTGGCCTTTATTATGATTGTGGTCCTTTTCGCCAAAGCAGACATGCGCCTAGGCGTGTTGGAAGACAAAGTAAAAACCCTATTCGACCTGTACAATAAGTCTGGCAAATAACTGTGGCACACTACCGCGCCATTTTTATCAGTGACGTGCACTTAGGTACCAAAGCTAGTAAAGCTGAGTATTTGAGTAGTTTCCTAAAAACCAATACCTGCGATGAACTTTACTTGGTAGGCGATATTATCGATGGTTGGAAGGTCAAGCAAAATAAGTTACGCTGGACTAATCAACACACCAATGTAGTCAGACACGTTTTAGCCAAAGCCAATCGTGAAAAGACCCGAGTAGTCTATGTAGCCGGTAATCACGACGAGTTTCTTAGACCACTAATCACCTATGGATTACAATTTGGTCGTATAGAGGTGGTAAACCAGTGTGAATACGTAGACTTTAATGGTCGCCGCTGGTTAGTAACTCACGGCGATATGTTTGACGGCATTACACGCCTAGCACCTTGGTTAGCTTGGTTAGGTGACAGTGCTTATGACTTCGTACTAGGTTTAAACACACACTTTAATCAGTGGCGGCATCGTTTAGGCTTTGGCTACTGGAGTCTATCACAGTGGCTAAAGTCTCGAGTAAAGCGCGCAGTAGATTTTATCTTTAAGTTCGAGCAAACTATTACCCAGTATGCACACAAGCGCAAGTTTTTTGGTGTAATCTGTGGTCATATTCATCAGGCTGAAATTAAACTGGTCGGTGATATTGGCTATATGAATAGTGGCGATTGGGTTGAAAGCTGCACTGCACTGGTAGAGCATGAAAATGGTGTGTGGGAAATAATTACTTGGAGGCCTAAAGATGTGGTTACTAATCATCTTAGCAGTACATCAGATGGACCCTAAGGACGTGCCAGGCCGGGTAACCTTAGAATTCCGTACAGAACAGGAATGCTTGGCTGCACAACATAGCCTACAGTACCAGCTTAAGTTTCCACAATTTAGGGTTATAGCACAATGTCAAAAACAATATTAATAGTAACTGATAATGAGCCCCAGCAAATTAACGGCGTGGTTACAACGTTCCACAACCTGGAACGTTGGGCAGATCGCCATGGCTACGAGTTTGTATATTGTGATCCCCGGCAGTTCCCTAATTGTGGCGCTCCTGGCTATGGCGATATTAGGCTATCGTGGCCTAGTAAAATTGGCCAAATACTTGAGGGGATAAACCCTGATTACGTACATATTGCGACGGAGGGGCCGCTGGGGCTAGCAGCCCGTTGCTGGATGGATCGGCATGGTTGGCGATATAATACCAGCTATCATACTAAAATACCAGAAGCCTTAAAACGCTACTATGGCATACCAGAATCTTGGACTTATCGTTACCTGCGCTGGTTTCACAAGCACAGTGGCAAGGTTTTAGCTACTACGGTCAGCATGGTAGACGAGCTTAAGCAACAGGGCTTTTCCGGAACTATTGTGCCCTGGACGCGTGGCGTAGATCGCCAGCAGTTTTATCCGCTGGAGCATGGGCGTAAAACACCATATCCAACACTCTTATGGGTTGGCAGAGTTGCCCCCGAAAAGTCTTGCGAAGACTTTTGCCAGCTAGACTACTTGGGTGCTAAAAAGATTGTGGTTGGTGATGGGCCACAACTAAAGTATTTAGCGGCAAAATATCCTGAAGTCCAATTTGTGGGTATGCAAACCGGCGATGCACTAGCCAGCTACTATCAACAAGCAGATTGCTTGGTTTTTACCAGTCGCTGGGATACTTTTGGTATAGTAATGTTAGAGGCCATGGCGTGTGGTACACCTGTGGCAGCTTACCCAGTTTGTGGTCCCAAAGACGTTATTGAACTAGACAGAACTGGCTATACTAGTCCAGATCTTAAATTAGCCGTGGCACGTGCACTGGCAATTCCCCGTCACGTAGTAGTCGTAGCCAGCTATCGTTGGTCGTGGGAAAAATGCTGGCAGATATTTGAATATAATCTAGTAAGGAGACTGTAATGAGTGATGAAAAACTGCAAGAAGCACATGCCAAAGGTCAGCTAATTGAAAAGATTAGCTTTGCACTGCTACCACTGTTATTTACCTGCGTAGTCTACTTAATGACTGCACTGCAAAACCTACAACACGACGTTACCATCTTAAACGGTAAAATTAGCTTAGTGGTAACCAGCGATAATAAGCAGGCTACTAATACTGGTGCTGAATTAGCACGTGAAAAACTGCGCCAAGATTTAGAAAAAGAAATCCAGGCAAATCGTGACTTTATCCACTTAAATCGTGAACGTATTGTTATCCTAGAAGAAAAGACAAGAAAATGAACCTGACCCCAACCAGTGCACCTGCAGAGGTACTGGAAATTTCACCAGAAGCACTGGAAGTAGCCAACTGTTACTTGCAGTGCCAAGATGCTCGTGCCGTAGCAGATAACCTATGTTTACCAGTTGAGTCGGTATCAGGAATCCTTGCCCGCCGCGAGGTCAAAGCCTATATTAACCAGGTATTTTTTGACCTAGGCTTTAACAACCGTTTCAAGATGCGCAGTGCTATGGACGCAGTCTTAAAACGCAAGTTTCAGGAAATGGAAGAGGCGGATGTAGGCTCAAACAAAGACATTGCTGAATTGCTAGCATTATCACATAAAATGTCAATGGAACTACTAGATCGCGAGATTCAACTGGAAAAGCTGCGTGCCGAGCGTGCTGGACCTAAATCGCAAGTAAATGTGCAGATCAATGAAGGCGGAGACGGAACTAAATACGGAGCACTTATTTCACGGCTCCTAGGAGACAAACTATAATGCTTAAAGTTTCTAGACCCGATGTAGACTGCGATGAAATCACAGAGTTTCCACTTGAAAGCCGTTTTATTAAACTGCCTATTACTAACTACTTGAAGCTGTTAGGTGCTTGGGATTCAATGAATCGTCCACAGATTGCCCTAATCAACGCTATTAACGACCCTAAATACCGCTTTGTTTGCGCTGCACTAGCCAGGCGACTAGGCAAAACCTATATCGCTAACATTATTGCACAACTAGTCTCCTTAGTCCCCAAGTGCAATGTTTTAATCATCTCGCCAAACTATAACTTGAGTTCGATTTCATTTGAGCTGCAACGTAAGTTTATCCGTCACTTTGATCTTGAAGTGGAGCGAGATAACTTAAAGGATAAAGTTGTAGAGCTGTCAAACGGCAGCACTATACGCATGGGTTCCTTATCGACAGTAGACAGCACAGTTGGCCGCAGTTATCAAATTATCTTATTTGACGAGGCTGCCCTAGGCAGTGACGGTGAGTCGGCATTTAATGTGCAGCTACGTCCAACTTTGGACAGACCTAATTCAAAAGCCATTTTTATTTCGACACCCCGCGGCCAACAAAACTGGTTTAGTAAATTTTATCAGCGTGGGTTTAGTGACGACTATCCTGAATGGTGTTCGATTACTGCTGACTACACTGAAAACTCGCGTATGGCTGAATCGGATGTGCAGGAAGCACGTCGTAGTATGTCAAAAGCAGAATTTGAACAAGAATACTTAGCCAGCTTTACAGTGTTTGAGGGTCAAATCTATAATTTTAACCGTGAGGCAAGTATTTGTGAATACCAACACAAAGAAGGTTGTGAGTACATTGCTGGCTGTGATCCCGGCTATCGTGATGCTACTGCTTTCGTGGTTATTAGTTATAATCCTGTTAGTGACCAGTTTCATATCGTAGATGAGTATTTGCGGAGTGAGGCTACCACAGACAAGCATGCCCAAGCATTTCGCGAGTACTTAGACAAGTGGCAGGTAGAAGTAGTATTTATTGATAGTGCAGCAGCACAATTTGCTGGTGACCTTGCCTATACTTACAACATTTCTACTACTAAAGCCAAAAAAGATGTCTTGCCCGGTATTGCCTATGTGCAAACATTAATAGAAACTAATAGGTTAAAAGTAGCACCACATTGCATAAATGTCCTAGATGTAATGGACCAGTATCGTTGGGATAATCGTGAAAATACACAGCGTGAGCGCCCAGTACACGATAAATTCTCACACATGGCTGATGCTATCCGTTATGCACTTTACACATATACTATATAGGTCATAAAAATTTTTACGTTGACTTATTAGTGCTAGTAGTGTACAATGGCTGTATTATAAAAAATTATTGAGCTCTGGCATGGAAAAATCACAATACTACCTAGAATTACAGCGTGTTTTTGCTAGTGAGTTTAGCTTTTATCTTAAAACAGCAAACTTTCACTGGAACGTAGAGGGTCAGCTGTTTTATGAGCTGCACTTAATGTTTGAGCGCATCTACAACGAAGTATTAGAGTCAATTGATACCTATGCTGAAGAGTTACGCGCACTACAAATTACTACACCAGCCAGCTTAAGTGCTTTTAGTCGATTAACCTATATCAGCGATGAAAATATGCCCGGCGACTGGAAGTCTATGGTACAAGAGCTGCTAATGGATTCAGATACAATGGCTATGAAGTTTCAGCAACTATTTATGGTTGCTGAAGAATTTGGTGATCACGGATTGTCAAACTTTTTAGCAGATCGCCAGGATGCACACAAAAAGCATAGTTGGATGCTACGTGCTAGCCTAAAGTAAATGGCAAAAAACACAAACAAACGCATACCCGTTAAACACGTTAGAGATAAAGCCAAGTCGGCTTATGAAAAGCAAGATCATTGCTACATCTGCAACACAAGTCAGGACTTGGAATTACATCATTTGCACAGCGTTACCCTACTCTTAGAAGGCTGGGCTCAACGTATGGGCTATGATATTTCAACTGATGAGGGAATCTTAGCTGTTAGGGACGAGTTTATTAGTAGTCATCATACAGAGTTATATGAACAGGTTTACACCCTATGTAATCCGCATCATATAGCGCTTCATGGTGTGTACGGTAAAACTCCCAAGCCTGGCAGCGAATCCAAACAAGCGCGTTGGATTGAAATTCAACGCGACAAAGTTGCTGGTAGTGATCGTGCAGTTCCTAAGCAAAGCTATGGAAGTTTCTTTAGCGAATTTTGTTAGGAAAAAACATGGGTTTAATTACAGATAGCCTGCAGTGGATTCGCGAAAAGTTGAATCCTGCACAAGTTAGAATTGCACAGGCTGAGGGTACACATATCCCCTCAACCAGCAAACTTACTTATCAACTAGCATTCAGAAACTTAGAAGTTGTTAATCGTGCTGTTAACATGGTGGTTAGCGCAGCTAGTTCACTAGATTATGATGTAAAAGATAAAGTAATGGAAGGCGTTGTTAGTGGTATTAGGCAAAAGCAGCTAGTAACTTTGCTTAATTTTAGACCTAATCCCTATCAAAGCGTACAAGAATTTCGTCAGGCCATTTTTACTGACCTGATCTTAGAAGGTAACGTATTTATACATTTTGATGGTGCATTTATGTACCACCTACCTGCTCAATATACAGAAATCCTAACAGATACTAAAACGTTTATACGTGGCTATCGTTATAATGGGTATATTGACTTTGAAGAAAAAGATGTATTTCATTTTCGCGACTTAAGTTCACAGAGTATTTATCGCGGCGCTAGCAGATTAGAAAGTGCACAACACAGTATTGACTTGCTGGATTCAATGCATAAATTTCAAACACAGTTTTTTGAAAATGGTGCTACATTTGGTTTTGTACTTACTAGTGATAATACCTTATCGCAAATTGCTAAAGAAAAAACTATTCAGTACTGGATACAGCGATACAGTACTAAAAGCGGCGGTAAACGACCAGTTATTCTTGATAGTGGATTAAAGCCGCACTCAATTAGCAATAATAGTTACAAAGATTTAGATTTTGATCAGGCAGTTAAAACACATAATGACTTGCTACTACAAGTAATCGGTGTTCCACCTATTCTTTTAGACGGCGGTAATAACGCTAATATTTCACCTAATTTGCGATTGTTTTACTTAGAAACAATTATGCCTGTTATCAGAAAATTTATTAGCGCACTAGAACGTTACTATGGATATGACGTAGATGCAATTACTAGTAATGTAAGTGCTCTACAACCAGATTTAAAAGACATTGCTACATATCACCAAACACTCGTAAATGGTGGAATTATTACACCAAATGAAGCTAGAGTAGAATTGCGATATGCACCTAAAACAGGGTTTGATGATTTACGTGTTCCTGCTAATATTGCTGGCAGTGCTGTAAATCCAGCACAAGGTGGTCGCCCACCAACTACTCCTACAGAATAATCAGGAGAATATATGGTAGATAAAAATAAAGTAATTACCCTAACCAGTACATTTACTAAGAGCAATCTACCTACCAAAGACATTAGCATTGATTCGATTATGATTGAAGGTTACGCAAGTACCATTGATACTGATCGTCAAGGCGATATTGTGCCTAGTACAGTATGGAAAAGTGGTGTGCAAAATTACTTGAAAAATCCAGTAATCTTAGCATATCATGATCATAGTGAGCCTATTGGTAGAATGGTAGATCATAGAATTGATGGTAAAGGTTTATGGATTAAAGCACGAATTTCTGCAGCTGCAGGAGAGGTGTTTAATCTTATCAAAGACGGAGTACTTACTGCGTTTAGTATTGGTTTTCGTATCGCTGATGCGGAATATAATGCAGCCACAGAGCTGTTTGTTGTTAAAGAACTGGAACTACATGAGATTTCAGTAGTGTCCGTACCTGCTAATCAAAACACACTATTTAGTTTGTCTAAGTCGTTTAAAACCGACGAAGAAGTTAAGTCTTTTAAACTGCAATTTGCGCCCAAGTTAGAATCAGCTAAAGGGCTAGAGTCCACAATGGAAGCAAATGGCGACACTACAAAGGAATGGAAAATGGATCCTAAAGACCTAGAAAAATTGCTTGCCGATACAGCTCGTCAAGCTGCTGTTGAAACAGCAAAAGCTCTTGCTGAACAGCAAGCCCAAGCTGCTGTTGAAAAAGCAGCACAAGATCGCGCTCAAGCAGAACTTGACGCAAAAATCAAAGCCGCTGTTGCACAGGTGCAAACAGTTGACACAGGTGCAGAGCGTCTACTTGCAGAAGTTGAAAAGCGTGTTGCTGAACAAGAGCAATCACACAAGTCAGTTATTGCTGGTCTAGAAGCTACACTCAAAGAAAAAGCTGCTGAACTCGAAGCCATTCAGAAGTCACGTATGCAATTTGCTGCTGATGGTAGCAACAATGCAATGACTTATGCTGAAAAAGAAAAAGCAGTTCTTTTAGCTAAAATGGCTAACAAGGGTCTTGAGGACACCAAGTTTGGTCGTGGAATGGTTGAAAAGTATGGTGCACATGTACCAAGTGCTACTTGGGAACTAGAAGTTAGCATGAGTATGGAAGCTGAGGTTCGTCGCCGCCTAGTTGTTGCACCATTATTCCGTCAGATTGCTATGCAAACTAACGTAATGAAGATTCCAGTTAATCCAGAAGCAGGTACAGCTCAGTGGATTGATAATGCTAATTTTGGTACATCAACAAGTGGCGGTAATAATGCTACTCATGCACTAAAAGAGATTACACTCAGCGCATATAAAATTGCTACCAACGAGTACACAGCTTATGAAGAAGAGGAAGATAGCCTTATCGCTATTATGCCTGTAATTCGTGATGGCATGATTCGTCGTGTTGCTCGGGGAGTTGACAAAGGATTCCTACGTGGAGCAGGTGCTACTAGCGGCGATCCTATCAGCGGTCTAGTAACACTAGCTGGTACTTCAGGTCAAGTTGCAAACTCTAGCAGTGGTGCAGCGTTTACTGTTGCTAACCTACGTAATCTACGTAAGGGCCTTGGAGTTTGGGGCCTTGATCCAGCAGATGTAGTTTATATTGTTGATACAACAACATACTACAATCTACTTGAGGATTCAGTATTTCAAACAATGAACCAAGTTGGTCCACAAGCTACATTACTAACTGGTCAGATTGGTCAGATTGGTAATTCACCAGTACTAGTTTCTGGTGAGTTTGTAGGAACTGGAGCAAGTGGTAGTATTGCTGGTGTTTGCGTTGCACCAGGTAACTTTATTGTTGGTAATCAGCGCGGTCTCCGCATTGATACACAAGAACTAGTTGAGACACAGCGTCGCGTTATGGTTGCTAGCTTACGTACAGGCTTTGCACAAGTTACAAGCAACTATGGTTCTGGCGTTACATCACTCAAGTATACTTGATTTACTAATTTAATATTAGTACTGACAGGGCTGAAAAGCCCTGTCTTTTAAATAAGCTTCTTGGAGTTTATTTAAAAGACATAGGGGAAATAGATGGCATTAAATTTAATTACTATATCAGAATATAAAACTTATGCCGGAATCAAAAGCAATAATCATGATCAAGAGATTAGTGTACTTATTCCCCGCGTAAGTCAACTTGTTAAAAATTATTGTGGCAGGACTTTTGTAGATTATGTAGATACCGACAAAGTTGAGTACTTTGATGGTGGACATGATAAACTTATTTTATCAGAAAATCCTGTACGTAGTGTCAGTAGTGTAGGCTATAGTATAGATTTTGGTCAAAATTATACCAATTTAACACAATATGTAGACTGGATCTTAGACAAAGATAATATTCGTAGTTTAAATACTCAGGCTATTACTGGTTTAATTCAAACAAATCGTGGATTTCCAGAAGTTATTCGTGGTTATAAAGTAGTCTATCGTGCTGGATATGATGATGTACCCACAGACGTAGGTTTAGCAATCATGGATTTACTAACCTATTATCGTAAAAGCGACTTTAGTATTCATAGTGCAAAAGCACCTGGTACTAATAGTGTACAGATTGAGTATATCTCAACTACTAATTTACCTGCACATATTAAACGTATATTAGATATGTATAGGACTGACTATACATGAACAATCCTTTTCGTAACATTCACTTTAGCAGGCTACTAGACATTGTTAGTGGCAGTGCTTTTGCAAGTGCTACTAATAAAGAACAACATTCTGCAATATACAGAGATTTCGATCAGGCAAGATTAACTGATAAAAGATTTCGTGAAATTATAACTGCTAATTTACCAGTATTCTATGTAGTAGATGCAGAACTTATTGCTGATGAAATTGTTAATAGTTTAGCCGCAGACCCAAATCGTTTTATTAGTAGTATACGTACTAGTGAAGGGCCAGTAGCTCCTGGTGAACAAGGTTTTGAAAATTTATTAGTTACTGTTAAAAACTGCAAACAAGATATTCAAAATTTAGTTATATCTACTCTAACCGGAAAATTACCTAAAAAGTCTTTTAGCGAAGTATATGATGAAATTGAAAAAATATACTTAAAAACCATTAATAGTTTAGCTCAAACTGGTAAAAGCTATCAAACTTATAGAAATGCAGCTATTCGCATGGGGTTTGATATACGCAGTAAGCTAAACAGTGTAGGAAATTTTATTGCGTCTGATGCTAGTTCTATAATTAATATTGGTTCAAATCAATTATTAATAATTGGGCCAACATTTGATGGCGCTACAAGAAAAGTTAATGAAAGTTTATTGGCTCCTATTGAAAATTTATTTGAAACTAAGTATAATATAGTTGTTACTAAAGCTAATACTGGTTTTAAATTAGGTAATATTATTAATGCAGGACATACTAGTGCGGTAACCTCTTCTGGCACAACTATTGGCGTTAATATGCCAAGTGCTCAAGAAAAACAATTTTTATTGGCAGGCAATCCAAAAGCATTTGAGATTGAGCAAGAACTAGGTACAATATATGCAGGTATTGAGTACACCATAACATTTAGTGAAAAATTTACGCCTAAAGCAGGTAACTTATTAGATATGCAATTTGCATTTGTAGTAAGTATGCCAGCGGCATTAAATACTAAAAGTTTAAATCAAGCTGAACAGGCTAGAATTAAAGCAGTTATTGCTAATGAAGTCCTACCTGCTTTAGAAGATCAGTTAAAAGCTAAAATGAAAGGTGGTTTAATTGAGCCACTAAATATTGGAGCAAGCCCCAGCTTTTTAGAATACCTTAACCAAGCAGTTATGGATTCGCTAAATGGAAAAGTTACTCCAACACAGTTAAAAACTAGTAATGCTAGTAAAAGCACAAAATTACCGCTTCCAGCTAATTTAGTTTCAAAAACTGCTAGTAAATTAAAAGTTCAAACTAAAAAAGCAAACATAAAAGTTAAATTAGAGTCAAAAACTAATGTGCCTTTTAGTGTTGCTAATTTACAAGCACTACTAAATGCTCAGCTTGTACAAAAAGTTAAAGAGAATATGGGTAGCGGTAATCGCAAAGATATTTTAAATTTGCGTACTGGTAGATTTGCTGAAAGTGTAAAAGTAGAAAGAATTAGTGTTAGTCGAGAGGGAATGATTACTGCTTTTTATAACTATATGCGTAATCCTTATGCTACATTTAGTCAAGGTGGTAGACAACAAAATCCTCATAGCAGGGACCCTAAATTGTTGATAGCTAAATCAATCAGAGAAATTGCCCAAGAAAAAACAATTAATCGACTAAGGGCGGTATTAGTATGAGTAAACGAACACAAATTGTAAAAGCCCTGACTGCAAAACTTAATTTAATTAATGGTAAAAGTCCTTATAGCGTAAATCTTTTTAAAAATGCTTATGCTAAGTTAAAGTTTTGGGATGAAGTAGACGATTTTCCCAGCGTGTACTTAACGCCAGGCACAGAATTGCGCGAATATCATCCCAGTGATTTTACTTGGGCATATTTAGGTGTTACTATCAAAGTATATTGTCGCGGTGAATCAAGCAGTGAGCAACTAGAACTACTATTAACCGATATTGAAAATTGTGTAGACGATAACCGTCAGTTAGTGTACGATATTACTAACAATTATTCCACGACTGAAATCTTAGTTCAGTCTATTACTACTGATGAGGGGCTGTTAGCGCCTTATGCAGTTGGAGAAATTAACTTACAAGTGCGATATGCCTTAATGTAAGCAACCATGCTAAAGTGTTACAAACAGATAAATGTCTAGTTTATGCACTTAAGCATTAACAAAAAAGGAAATAGAAATGGCATTTAATTTAATTCGTAATGCTAGAGTATTCTTTACTACCAACGTAAATAGTTATGGAGTAATTAATAGTGGTACCGGTACCGGTAGCGTACCATTTACTTCTAGCAACACACAAGAAATCCAAGTTCTAGATGGATTTAGTTTTAGTCAAAATACTACAGCTGAAACTGTTACACTAAATGAGGCGGGTGATCGACCAAACCGCGGACAACGTAACTTTAATACAGCACTAGAGCCTGTAGATTTTAGTTTTAGTACTTATGTTCGCCCTGCTAGTGTAACTAGCACAAGCGGTTCAGTTGCAGATGCAGAAGAAAAAGTTTTGTGGAATGCAATGTTTGGCTATGCTGCTATTGGTAGCACTGCTGGTGCAGCATGGACTGCAGGTACTGCAGGTACTGCAGGTACTGCCGTAGCTCCAGTAGTGGCACTTGCTAACAGCAATCGTAATCAACTACAAGCCTTCGGCTTAGTTATTGTATTTGATGACTCTACCTTCTTTATTGATAATTGTGTTTTAGATAGTGGTACAATGGACTTTGGCCTTGATACTATTGCTAATATTCAGTGGGCTGGTAAAGGAAGTGCAGTTCGTACCTTCTCTAAAACAGCTATCACAGATAATAGTACAGCTGGTACAAGCGGCCTAGCTGTTAGTGGTACAGCAGGTACAAGCGGCTTAATCAATGGGTCAACTGCTACTGTATTCGTTGGTGCCAGTAAACTTAAGAACACAACTGCAGCTTATTTAGCTAATAAACTAAGCACGGTTACACTGTTTAAAGATATTCAGGGTGCAACTACAAGTTATAGCCTACCACTAACTGGTGGCACCTTAACATTTGCAAATAATGTTAGTTACTTAACCCCAGCTAATTTAGGCGTAGTTAACACTCCTATCACATACTTTACAAGTACTCGTGCAATCAGTGGTACTATGAATGCATATCTTCGTACTGGTACAGGTAGTGCAACAACATTACTAAATGATCTACTAGTATCTAGTAAATCAGACGTTAATCCAGCATTTAATCTAAAGATTAGTGTTGGTGGTGCTGCAGCTGCTACTACTCGTCTTGATCTACTTATGCCAGCATGTGTGTTAACAATTCCTACAATTGCTACTGAGCAAGTTATTTCTACAGCAATTAACTTTACTGCTCAAGGTTACGACAGCGTTAATAACACATTTAGTATTGAAACTGATAACGAAATTCAAATCAAGTACTACGCAGCTTAATTTTTACAAAACAAAAGCTGGGCTTAACCGCCCAGCTTTTACTAACCCCTAAAGGTAATTAATGTCACTTTCTCTTAAAACCCTACTTGTACCCTCAAAAGCACTAGATGCTGAGTATCCCGGAATGCCTGACTTTAAAGTTAGTTTAGCATTTTTATCTCGTGAAACTCTGCAAAATATTCGCAAAAAGGCTACAAAAACCACATTTAAAAATCGTCAACCAGTTGAAGAACTCAATGACGACCTATTTCTTGAGCTTTATGTAAAATCTAGTATTAAAGGCTGGAGTGGACTTAAACTTAAATATCTAGAGCAACTTGTACCAGTAGACTTAACTGGTCAAGATCCAAATGCACTACTTGAGTACAGTGAAGAAAATGCCTTGTACTTAATGAAAAATTCTACTAATTTTGATAGTTTTATTAGTGAGCAGGTAACAGACTTGGGAAACTTTACTACGAGCAAGTAATTGACTTGCAGGATAAGATCAGCAAATATATGCAAAATGCTGAGCTTAGTGTTAGTAAAGATACCTATTTTGAAATGTGCGAAATGCTTGGTGAAGAACCAAATGAAGATGATATACCACTAGAAAGCACGGATTTTCCTGAACTTATACAACAATGCTTTGCCATTTATAGATTATTACCAGATATATGGGATACAATGAATGGAGGTTATTTAGGTAAAGACTATACAATTGTTTTTAACCTATTTACAATGTATAAATTAGAAAATTATGAAATACCTGTTGCATTTGGTTTTTTACAGAATATTGATCAAATAAGATCAAAAAGCATTGCTGAAAAAATAAAAGCAAGAAGCCCTAGTACTTAACGGTATTAGGGCTTTTTTGTGCCTGTAAATTTTATAGTTGACAAACCTTTGCCCTTGTGTTATAATCCTATTTAAAGTAAAACTGCCTTAAAAATTTTTAGTGCAGACAAAGTCGCTATTTGGAGATGTAATGACTACAGACAATACAATTAAAGCGAATGTTGAGGTAAGTGACAATGGCTCAACAAGCGAAGTCATTAAAAATATTGAAACTCTCGTTAAGAGCCTAAAAGCTGCTCAACGAGAAGCAAAAGCTACTATGAATGCACAAACTACTCCAGGTGGTAGTGCTGGATCACGTGCGGCTGCTGAGGGCATGATGAGCGGTAGTGCTTATGGTGTTTCACGTGCTGCTGGTGCAGGCACCGGTGCAGCTGCCAGAGACTTTGCTAAAGAATCTCAGGGATTAAGTGGATTAGTTCGATTGTATGCCGTATATGCCGCTAACTTATTTGCTGTTAGTGCGGCTTTTCGCGCTTTAAGTTCTGCAGCTGATACTGCAAACATGACAAAAGGTTTGCAGCAGTTAAGTGCACAAAGTGGAGTAAGTTTAGTTAATATTAGCAAAAATTTAGTAACTGCAACTGGGGATGCTATTTCCTTTCAGGAAGCAATGAAAGCCACTGCACAAATTACTGCTGCAGGATTAGGTGCCGGTACAGTTGAAAAAATTGGTAAAGCTGCCAAAGGAATTTCAGCGGCGTTAGGAGTTGATGCTAGTGATGCAATTAGTCGTTTAAGTCGTGGTATTACTAAAATTGAACCTGAATTGCTTGATGAATTAGGCATATTTGTTAAAGTTGATGATGCTGCCAGAGCTTATGCCCTTAGTATTGGTAAAGCTACTAGTTCACTTACTGATTTTGAAAAACGCCAAGCATTCTCAATTGCTGTGTTAAAAGAGTTTCAAGACAAATTTGGTAATATTGAAGTAGATGCTAATCCTTATAATCAATTAGCAGCTAGTTTAAATAATTTAGCAGCAACTGCTGGAAATTTTATTAATACTGTGCTAGGGCCTCTAGCTAGTTTTTTAGCAAGTAGTCCTACTGCACTATTAGGTATAATTGGAGCCATTGGTCTAACTATTGCTAAACAAGCACTACCAGCACTTAGTGAATTAGGTTCTGCTTTACGTAAATCAGCAGAAGAAGCACAAACCTTTGCTGAAGCTAGAAAACAACGTTCCTTAGAGGCACAAAAATCAGAAAATGCTGAAAAATTACGATTAATTGAACAGGGCGTTGAAAAAGAAATTAAAGTATTTGCTGATGCTGAGGAAAAGTACAAAGCATTAAAAAAAGCTACTAAATTCGGTGATAATGAAACAGTATTAGCTAAAGTATTAAATACTCCTAATATAAAAGATATTAGCGATGCCGATATTAAGGCACTAAAAGATAGCGCAGAACAGTATAAAAGGATTGATGCTGCTCGTGCAGCATCCTACCATCAAATAGCTGATGCTGCTGAAAAAGTAAAAGAAGCAGAAAACAAACTTACCGAGGCACGGAATAAACAAAACGAGTCACTTGCCAAAGGCAATGATTACAGAACTGCCTATGTACAAAATTTAAAAATAGAATCAGATGCAACTGAAAAAGCTACACGTTTACGTATTATTGCAAATGCTGCTGACTATGGTGGGATTCAATCACTAAGTCAAAGCTTTAATCAGTTAAAAACTGAAATTAATCAGTCTAAATTAGGTTTATTTAGCAAAACTATTGCAGGTGTTGGGGGTGGCGTAGCTTTTCTTGGTTCAAGACTTATTACAGCCGCAAGTGCACTAGGTGGATATGGTGCTGCTGCTGCGGGGGCCGTAGCTACTTTAAGTTTTTTAGATGATCTATTTCGCAAAAATAAAAAAGAAGTAGATGAGTTTAATAGTAGTATAGATTCCTTAGGCGAAACTATTAAAAATGCTAGTGCTGTACTAAAACGATTTGGTGATTATGATCCACTAAATAAACTTACTATACAAAGTTTAAAGGCACGCAGTGCTGCTATAAATGAACTTACGCAGGGATTAGAAAAAGCAGAAGAAGCTTTTACTAAAGCTAATGCGTCTGCAGGAGCTTATGATACATTTAGACAAAAAATATTAAGTATATTTGACCTAGACTTAAAAAGTGATCTATCTGAAAAAATTGCTGAAACTATTAATAAAAGTATTCTATTAGCTGATCCAGGACCTGCTAAAGAAGCTTATAAAGAAAAAATTAAAAGTATACTTGGCGTTGAACAAAACTTTAGTAAATCTAATTTAGAGTTTAAAGTTAAAAACAGTGCAGATTATTTAGGAACTGTTAAGGCAATAATTGATGCACAGAAAAAATTTGCTCAAGAAGAACAGGCAACAGCGGCTAGACTTGAAGAAACTCAAAATGCTTTTAAAGCTACAGATAAAGCTTATAAAGAATTAACACAATCGTTACTTTCACAAAGCCCATTAGAAAAATTTGGTAGTAATTTACAGGCTAGTGCTATTAAATTAGTTCAAGGAATACAACAACCAAAAGAAGCTTTTCAAACCTTAATTGAAATTGTAAAAGATACTAATAAATTAAGTATATTACCCCCCGAACAATTTTCAGCTCTTGCTAGTAGAAAAGAAGAAATTTTAGCTCTTGCAGCTGCAGCAGATAAAGCTCAAAAAGACTTGCAAAAGTTTAACCAACAAATGCAAGATGAAAATCTTTCAGCTTCAGAAAGAATAAAAGCAGGAGAAAATGCTAAATTAGCAGAACGAGATTTAGCAGATGCACAGGCAAAAGGTGCCGCCATTGCTAAACCACTACTACAAGCTGTAGCAATTGAAAGATTTAAACAAGCAGGTGAAATTTTAGGCAAAGAAATTGTATTAGCACAAGCACAAGCTGCTGTTGCTATTCAAAAAACATTTGCTAGTATACTACTTAGTGGTCCTGAATTAGCTAAAGAAGAAGGCAGACTTGCACAATTAGACATTGCTGCAAAAATGGATAGTATAAAAACTACGCGAGATTTAATTATTAGTAATACTTTGTTAAGAATGTCTCAAGAAGATCTTGTTAACAGAATGATAATTGAAAGCGAAAAATCTACTCAAGATCAAAGAGAGGCCGCTGCTAAAGCCATGGCTTCAACTGGTGTGCAACGAAGTATTATACAAAGTAAAAATCCACTAGAGCAACAACAAAAATTACTGAAAAACGTAGATATTAGTGCAGATGTAAAATCAGCAGCAGGAGATGTAGCACCTCTTATTGATATGATTGGTAATGTGCAAAAACAAATGATTGCTTTAGGAGCTCAAGCTAAAAGTACTGAACTGCAAACTATGGCTAAAGTTGTTACTGAAGAATTAAAAGCTAGACAAGATATACTAGATGCAGAGGCTAAAACTGCACAAGAAAAATTAACTAATCTTAATCTTGAACAGCAAAATTTAAAAGTACTAAGTGAAACAGACGTTGCAGAAAGACAGAGACTTGAAAACCAAATATTTGAAAATAAATTAGCCAAAGACAGACTTGGTGTTGAAACTAAATTAAGCGTTCTTAGAAAATTTGGTATTGATAAATTGGCTGAAGGTAAGGGACCAGCACCTAAAGGTATGTCAAAAGCTGGTCAAGAGGCTGCTATTAGCGAATATAAAAAGGCTAAAAAAGCAGAAACAGAACTTGACAAAGCACAGTCAGAAGAACGCAAGGCACAATCTACAAAAATCACTCAAGAAATTTTAGATAATGCTTTAAAAGCAATTGACATACGTTATACCAAAGAAAATTCAGCATTTGAACTACAGGCTAGAAATGAAAACTTTTTAGTTAGTATGCGTCAAAAAGGTATAGCTCTTGATATAGAAGGTCTTGGTTATAGAAAAGATTTGGCGGCTATTACTCAAGAAGAGTACTTGATAGAAAAAGGTATTTCTGATAGGCAACAAATTACAGCTAGCTATGATCAAAGAAAAAATGAAATAAATCAAAAAACCACTAAAGAACTATCTGCTCAACAAAAAATTATTGATGAACTTACAACAAAGCAAGAAAAAGGCGTAAAATTAAGTCAATTAGATTTAAACGCCTTAGAAACCGCTAAAAATTTGAGAACACAGAGTACAAACGAACAAAAAACAGAATTAGCTTTAGCAGAAAGAGATAGAGATGTTAAACTTGATGGACTTAAAATAAGTTCAGATTTAGCAGCCAGTGTTCAACGAATAAATAAGTTATATGAACAAGGCCAAAAAGCCAGTGATTTAGCTTATCAGCGCCAAAAATTAATTAATGATCAAACTCAAATAGAGATAACTTATCAAAATCAGTATTTAGATGGTCTTAAATCTATTCAAGCAATTTATGATTCACAGTACCTTACAGCAAAAGGCATAAATGATCAAAAGCAACTTGATATAACATACGCTGCTAAATTAGTTGAAGTCAATAAAACCGAGTTAGATAATACACGTACATTGAGAAAAGAGTTAGAAATTTTAAATGCTACTAGACTAACAGCTGGAGATGAAATTTCAGTAGCTGCACAAAAAGAATATGAAAATAGTAAAAATGATATACAGGCCAGAATAGATCTAGAAACTAGCAAATCTGCACAGATTAAAAAGGGCATGGAAGATGAACTACGTATGCAAAAACTTATTAACCAAGCAAGAACAGAACAAGATGTACTGCAAGCAAAACAATTAGAAAGAATGGGTAAGTTGCAAGATGCAACTAAAAGTTTAGCAGCTGTATTTGGTAAAGTAGGCGATGCAATTGGTAAGGCTTTTGAAGAATCACAAAGCTTTGCTGATGAACAAGAAAAAATTGCAACAAGACAAAAAGCTGGTATAAAACAAGCAGAAGAACGCTGGAAAAATGAAGGTGATGGAGCCGAAGGTCTTGCTAAACAAAAAGACGAAATAAACACTAAAGCTCAAAAAGAATCAGCGGCCTTAGAAAATAAAAATGCTCTGACACAAATTAGCAATGTTAAAAAGCTATTCAAAGAAAAAACCGCTGCTTATAAAGCAATTAGTGCAATCGAAACATCAATACACTTAGCCAAATTATTTCAAATAGCCACAGAATTAACTGCTGAAGGAGTACTTACAGCTCAAAGTACTGCAGGTAGTTTAGCTCGTGCAGGTGCTGCAGGCCTTGAAGCTATTACTAAAGCATATACAATTCCACCTCCACTAGGATTTGTTACTGGTGCTGCTATGACTGCAATTATTGCAGGACTACTAGGTGCTGCATTTAAAGGCGGCACTAAAACTTCCTATGCTGCTTTTAAAATGAACAGCGAACAGCGTCAAGAAACGCAAGGAACTGGTAGTACTTATGTAGCTGATTTTAACAGTAAAACTGGTGGCGGCATGAAAGTAGAAACTGGTGCTGGAGTATTTGGTGATGCTAATGAAAAAGTAGACAGTATTAGAAAAGGTATTGAACTTCTTGCTGCAAATAGTGTTGATGGTTTAAGTTACGATAACAAAATGCTAAAAGCACTCAATAAGCTATCAGATGCCATGACTGGTGCTGCTCAACAAATTTATAGCATTCAAGGACTTCGTCAAGGCGGTACAGCATTTGGAACTCAACCAGGTACTAATACAACTAGTAAAGGTGGTTTATTTGGTAGTGGATTTATGAGTAGTGTATTTGGTGGAAAAACCACTGGTACTGCTACTATTCAAAGTGCGGGTATTCAACTGACTGGAACTTTTGATCAAGTTATTAATGATACTGCAAATAGTATTAAACAATATAAAGATGTACTCTATCAATTCCATAAAAGTGGTGGATGGTTTAGCAGCGCTAAAGATTGGACTGAAATCAAACGAGAGACAGAAAGTATACAAGAAGCTACTAGTGCCGCAATTGCTGATATATTTAAAGAAAGTAAAAATATGTTTATAGTTCTAGCTGAAAAAGCTGGAATGACTGCAAATACTGTTACTGATGCATTTAACAATATGTCTGCGGCAATAGATATTGATGTTACTGGTATGACTGGTGCTGAAGTTGTTGATGCACTTAATGCAGCTATTGGCGTTAAACTAGACGAAGTTGGAAACAGCATATTTACCTTTTTTAGCAAATACAAAAAATTTGGCGAAAGCTTTTTAGACACAACTTTTAGAGTAATAGATACAAACGAAAAGATTAATCAAGCACTAACAAATATTCGCGGCGTAAATCCACAACTTACCAGAAACTACGACGTTACTGAAGCAATGGCAAAACTAGCCGGTGGATTAGATAAATACCTAGAAAAAACTAGTTATTTCCGTGAAAATTTCTTAACTGAAGCTGAAAAACTAGCCCCCGTACAAAAAGCAGTAGACGAAGAAATGTCTAGGCTTGGTTTTAGTGCAGTAAAAACTGTTGAACAGTTTAAGTATTTAATTCAAAACTTTAAACTAACAGATCAAACTAGCTATGAAACTTATGGTGCACTATTAACACTTGCAGAAGGATTTAAGCAAGTTTATGGCAAAGCTGAAGAAATGGCTGCAATTACTAAAAGTAATGTTGATGTTGAAGGTGAACGAGCTGCCATATTAGATAAAATAAATCAATTAACAAAAACTAGTGCTGAATTACGTGAACTAGAAATAGCCAAACTAGATGTTTCTAACAGAGTATTTCAACGACAGCTTTATGCAATTGAAGACCAACAAGCAGCAGCAAAAGCATATCAAACAGCACTACAAAATATTACAGGTGCACTAACTTCACAAATTACCAGCTTAACAGATTACAGAAATGCACTATTAAGCGGAGCTAATTCTACAGAAACAGTAGTAGAACAATATGCAAAAGCAAAATATGAAGTAGACAGTTTAGTTAATACAATTAAAACAGGTACTGAAGCCGAAAAGAGTAGTGCAGTTGGAAAATTAACCGGAGCAACAGATAAATTCTTAGGACTATCTAGGGAACTATTTGCTGGTAGTGCTGAATATACTGCTGATTTTAATAAAGTTACAAGTATTGTTGCTAATGTTATTGCAGGATTAGAAACGCAAAATACGGCTGCTAAAACACAGCTAGAAGCATTAGAGACTAGTAACACCTTTTTAACAAGTATTAAAGAAAACACTAAAGATACTGCTACATTACTTAAAGATTATCTTGAAAAAACAGCGGCTAAAGTTACTGCAGATGCAAATGCTTCAGCTGCTTTAACAACAATAACTAATGCTGCAACTACTGCTGCAACTACTGCTGCAACTACTGCTGCAACTACTGCTGCAACTACTGCTACAACTACTGCTGCAACTACTGCTGCAACTACTGCTGCAACTACTGCTGCAACTACTGCTGCAACTACTGCTGCAACTACTGCTGCAACTACTGCTGCAAATAATTCAGCATCTTCAGTATTTATTGGAGATAGTAGAGTAACTCAGCCTGTAGTAACACCAGCAGGTGCAAATAATGTTACAATAGCAGGTGGTGGAACTGTTAGCGTAGTTGGTAATAGCGTAGCAACTCAAACATTATCAGAAGCTGACACTATAGATACTTCTCCACAAGGAGTATATACTTATGTTCCTATAAATCAAACAGCGCAACAAATTGGTAGCTCAATAGGCCAAGAAATTGGTAGTTCATTAAGCACAAGTTTAACAACTACTATAAGTACAGCAGTAGCTGCTGGTGTAGCTGAAGGAATGACTAAAGCAACTACAGAAATGGTTACTGCTATTGAAAACTCAACTACAGCAATAGTAGTTTCAACTGATAATAATACTCAAGTAATTGCTAGTACAGTTGAGGATACTAGTGCTAATCAAGTTAATGCAAATAGACTTGGTAATAGTGCTATTCAGAGTTACAAACGTTCAGACCTTGGATTAATGGCGATTGATTAATGAAAACAGTAAATGATATGATAGCTTGGCTTAAATCTTCAAGCCACATTAAATGTACCTTAGTAGATATTTTAGACGTTTCAGTTGCCGGAACACCTACTACTATAAACCTTTCCTCAATGGCTTACAGCAGTGGAGGCACCACCTATAACGCTTGTGTTGTAGGTGGCCTTAGTTTTAGCGAATCACTAAGTATTGATGGTAGTATTAGCGCAAGTTATGGTGGATTGGATCTCGTCAATGTTTATGGTGTTAATGATCAATTTCTTACATACATCTGGAATCGTAGACCTATAAAAATTTACTTAGGTGATCCTAGTTGGCCTAAAAGCGATTTTGTATTAATCTTTGATGGGTTAGTGCAAGAATTAACTGCTAATAGTGAAAATCAATTAACATTATTACTATTTGATAAATTGCAAAGATTAAATGACGCCTTAACAGAAAAAACTTTAAACGATAGTACAGATACTTATACTGAAAAAACTAAAAATGGTGTTGCAAACACAGCAATCCTTCCGCTTACATTTGGCGAAGTATTTAATATTCAACCACTATATGTAGACAATGGAGCAACTGCTTTTCTTGCCGCAACTTCTGGAACTTCTGGAACTTCTGGAACTTCTGGAAGTTTTGGAAAAGTTTATATGATCAATGACGGTCCTATTAACGGTATAATTGAAGTCAGGGATAATGGCGTGCCCATTACAGTAACAGAAGATCTTACTAAAGGTTTGATTACTTTAACTAGTAATCCAGTAGGAACCGTTACTTGTAGTGTACAAGGAAATAGTACTACTAGTTATAGTAATACTATTTCTAATATTATTACTAAAATAGTTACTAGTTATGGTAATGCTACCAATAGATTTACATCTAGCGAAATTGATTTTTCTGGTTTTACAAATACTAGTCCAGTAGGTGTATACTGTGTAGATAGATTAAATACTATACAACTTTGCAATGATTTAGCTAAAAGCGTAAGCGCTAATTTAGTATGTCCAAGTATTACACTTGATGCTACTGGTCAAAATATCAGTTCTAGTAAATTAAAACTAGTAGAATTAAAAGTACCTACTGGTACGTCAGGATATGTGCTTAGTGATGATAATATGATATTAGGTACTTTATCTATTACTCAGTTATTTCCAATAAAGCCTAGTATTAAATTAGGTTATTGTAAAAATTATACTGTTCAGCAAACTGTTGCAGCTGGAGTTAATCCAGACAGTAAATTTGATGAAGATTATTTAACTGTTACACAAATTAATAGTACAAATACAGCATTATACAGAGATACAGGAACTATTAGTCAAGAAAATACTTTACTAATAACTGAATCTGATGCAAGCACTGAAGCAATTAAGCGATTAAATCTTTGGGGCGTACAACGAAAACTAATCACTGCTACCTATTTACCAGAACTTATTTTTGCACAATTAGGTGATATAGTAACTATTAAATCTAATAGATTTAATTTAAATAGTGGAAAAACAGGATTAGTATTTAATATTACCAGAGATTGGATTACTGGTCAAGTACAAATAGGAGTTTTAGTATAAATGAGTGTAACACCAATAAATACTAGAGATTTGCGATTACAAGCAACTTCTCCTAGAATATTGCAAGTTGGTAGTAACTATATTAGTTTAACTGCTCCTACTATGCAATTTAAATATGGTACTAATAATGTGGCTCAACCAACTCAAACAGTGGTTACAGCTACACTAATTGGTGCCCTTAGTGGACAAACAGTTATTTTTAGTTATACTGGTTTAACTACTACACCTACAGCAAATGGAAATACAGTAACTATTTTACCTGATAATATAACGGATGATTTTGCTACAATTACTGCTACTTTAATATTTCAGGGAGTCACGTATACTAATTCAATTAGTATTAGTAAAATCTATAATCAGTTAGTGAGTAGACTTCAAAGACCTATTGATTTAATTACTAGTGAGTATGATGGTACTAATTATCTATTACCTACTACATCAAATTATTTAGAGCTATATAATGGAGTAGTAAAAGTTAGTAGTGGTATAACTTATAGTCCTACTACAACTACTCAAAATGGTTTAACAGTTGCTATAAATAGTACTAGTGGTCAAATTACTGTTAGTGGTAGTACATGGACTAGTGATTCAGAAAGTTTTACTTTAACTGCTACTAAAAGTACCATATCTTATAGTAGTACTTATACTATAACTAAAGCCAAGGCGGGTCAAAGCAGTATTATTGGAGATCTTAGTAATCAAACAACTGTATTACCTGCTGATAATGCTGGTGTAGTTAATGCTGCTAATTTTGGCACAGCTGCTAGTACCACTATGAGTGTATATAATGGTGGTTTTGATGATTCTGTTAATTGGACATATTTTAGTACTTATAATAACTGTACTTCAAGTACGGCAGCAACTAGTAGAACGCAAACTGTAAATAGTATTACTGCGGATACTGCCAGCATTACAATTACAGCTAGTCGTCTAGGGTTTAGTAATATTGTTCAAGTATTTACTATAGCTAAAGCTAAATCTGGAACAAGTGGTCTTCCTGGTTATGATGCTACTGCATATTGGTTAACAGTTAGTTCTGATGTAATGGCAAGATTTAGTAATGAAGTACTTAATCCTACAACATTAACCGTATATGGGTATAGTGCTACAGGTATTAGCACTCCTGCTCTTTATAATGGTAGATTTAAAATATATGAAAATAACAGTACTAGTGCTAGTTATACTAGTGCTACAGATCAAACTAAGTATATATATACTCCTACTGCTAGCGCTACTAATATTAAAGTTGAGCTTTATACATCAGGTTCTACATTTGCTACAAAATTAGATGAACAAACTATTTCTGTAGTAAGAGATGGCATTAATGCTATTACCGCTATACTTAATAATGAATCAGCAAATGTACCTGCTGATAGTGCAGGTGTAGTAGCGCCTGCTAATTTTGCAGGCGCTAGTACTACTATAACAGTTTATAATGGTATTACTGATGACTCTGCTAACTGGACATTTAGTGCTGTATTAAATAGCTGTACTGCAGATGTATCAAATAGTAATAGAACATATACAGTAAAGAGTATAACAGCAGACACTGCAACTATTACTATTTCAGCTGCTCGTGCAGGATACACTACTCTTAGTAAAGTATTTAATATAGCTAGACTTAAAGATGGTAACGATGCTGCAGCATATTGGCTAGCACTTGATTCTAATGTATTGAAAAAAAGTAATGCAGGAATACTTAGTCCTACAACATTAACTGTATTTGGATATAGTTCTATAGGCATTACAGGTCCTGTAGCTTATGCTGGCAGATTTAAAATATATGAAAATAATAGTACCAGTGCTAGCTATACTAGTGCTTTAGATCAATCAACTTATGCATATGCACCTAGTGGTTCAAATATTACTAGTATTAAAGTTGAATTTTATACGGCTGGTGTTAGTGGTAAAAAAGTAGATGAACAAAGTATCTATGTAGTTACTGATGGAGGCCCTGGTGCTGATGCTATTAGTGCTCAACTTACTAATGATTTTGCAAATATACCTGCTAATAGTTCTGGTGTAGTTATTGGAGCTAGTTCTTTTGCATCTGCAGTTACTACTATGACGGTGTACAAAGGCAATACTGATGACTCTGCTAACTGGACATTTAGTGCTGTATTAAATAGCTGTACTGCAGATGTATCAAATAGTAATAGAACATATA